ATGCACGATTATTACGCAAGAAAAGCGGAGAACGCAATATACGAAGCAACCATAATCTTAGGTTGTATCGTGGCCGCGGGGATTTTGGTTTTGTTTAGTGCAATCTTGCAAAGAATTCATTAACCAACATAACTTCCGAAGGGGGGTGAGGCCAGTTGAAGGTATATATCAATGACAAAGGTGGACGCAAACTCGTAGAGGCAGAGTTAATCAAAGAAACCAAGACGACAGTGATCGTCAAATTACCGGATGGCAATATAGTCTCGCGTAAGAAGAAGCGGGACCTTCCGGAGGAAGGGGCAAGTTAATGCAAGAAACCAGGAAATATCTCCCGCTGCCAAAAGACGCGCGGGTGGTTGAAAGGCAAAATATTAAATATCCATCAGTAACTTCAGTTCTTTCGGCAATTTATCCCATAGCCTTCCCGGAATATAAGCTCAGGCAATACGCAGCTCGCGGATCCATAGTAGACGCGCAGAATAAATATTTTCTTCGCACCGGCCGTTGGGAAACCAACTTAATGAAGATACCTCAGACCGAAGAGGAAATGTTGCGTATGTGCAAAGACCTGCAAACAGTTTCGGAGGGAAGCCTTCACTTAAGTTGGGAGGATTGTAACTTCTTAGCGTTTCTGGATAAATACGGCAAAGACTTTAAACCGTGGAAAGGCGAGTTCAAAGAGGAGACCTGTTTTAATGAGCAGTTCCGATATCACGGTCATATTGACTGGCCGTGTCTCTACCGGGATGAACCTGCCATAGCGGACTTTAAAGCCTGCATGAATTATCCAGAGCATAAGGTCCGGAAATTCAAGAAGCAGATGTCGGCATACGCAAAATGTGATGGGAACGAAGAGGTAAAACAGGTAGTAATTGTTCCTCTCAATCCGGGTAACAAATGCGGTTTCAGTAAGCCGATCGTGGAGAGGGACGTAGATACCTACTTTAAGTATTTTATTAAAGACCGAAAAATTTTTTATCAGGTTTATGGGCTTTAGAACGGAGGACAATATGTGGAAGATACGAAAATTACTTATAAAAATTGTCTGTGAGATACCGAGGTTATTTATAAAAATGCGATGTTTATTAGGGGGACACTTCGCAGAGCCGGATGCGGGACCATACTGTATTGATTGTGGTAAGAGACTGCTTCCCAGCGGATGGTTTCTCACGGAGGGGCATAACGGTATTTGGGTAGTATACGACAATGTAAACTACGAGCCACAGGGAGCGTCAAAGAACGCGCAGAAAGCAATAAATGAAGCCTTGGGATACGCCAAGCACTTAGGGTTAGTTTATTAAAAAGGAGGGGGCAAATGCAACTGAATCAGAACCAGATTTTGAAAGTATTAAAAGACCGCACCAACCTTGAGGGAGCAGCCAGAGATATCTCGGCAATCTTAGCACAGAGACACGTAAAGATTATCAAGGTTAAAGACTATCCGGAACCGCGCTACATTGACAACCACGACGGCACAGTATTTGATACCTGGCACAATATGTATCTCGTAACCCTTCCCCACACGGACCTGCCAAATCACTTCAAAGAGGGTATGCCTTGGGAAGAGTCAAAGATAGCTTGCGCCGAACTTAGCTTCGCCGGTCATAAGGGCTGGTTCTTACACTCGCCGCAGTTGGGCTTCTCCTTAGTGAAAAATAAAGCCAACGGTCCCCAGATAGATACCACTATCTTTAAAGACACAAAAGAGGCCGGTTACTGGACGAACGAAGAGGTTGCCTGGGATAAGAGCTACGCTCGCATCGTGGGTTATGGCGACGGCTACGTGGACTACCACAATAAGGACTACAAATATTATGTTCGGCCTGTCCGTCCAGCCAGTATTTAGACTTTTTGACAATTAAATTTAAGGAGGTAAGCATGGATATTACGGTAACGAAAAAGATAAATTGCACCACCCAACTCACCATCAAGTTTGACGGAGAGCAAGACCTTAAAGAAGCCCTGCTCAAGGCCACGCCCTTTATGCAGCTTAAGGGGGTATGTGGTATCTGTCAGAACGATAAAGATATAGAGCTTCGCGCCAGGCAGACCAAAGACGGCCAGTATATCTACGTGGAACTCTACTGTCCTAAATGTAAATCTAAGCAGGAATTCGGAGAGTATAAGCAGCCCAAAGGCGCGCTCTTCTTGAAGAAGTGGGAGAAGTATAACCCGCAGCCGCAGGCATAGAAAGGAGGCAAGAACGTGAAAGAGCAAGCTTTTTTAACTTCGGAGTCGCGGCAGCGTATGAATGATAAGGCAAACAAATTCCTTGAGAAAGACTGCATTGTCCAGACCGGAGAGAATACCTGGATATGCAAGCCCATTCTCGGCTACAACATTCACACGTACACCATCCAGAAGTTTCCCGACGATACCTACCGCTGCAACTGTCAGGGGTTTCACAAGAATAAGTATTGCAGCCATATTGAGGCCGTGCGTATCTTTATCTCGCGCAACACGCCGATTACGATGGAAAGCCAAAGGACGTTTGCTTACGCATGATAACTAAAGAGAAGATATTTCCGCTTCTGGTAATTGTGGCCTGTATAGGCGCAGGCATAGTCTATTTAATAACGGGGGACATACGCAGGGGCTTGCTTTGGTTAGCCTACGCCTTAGCAAACACCTGCGTAACTTTTTAACAAGGAGGAGAGGCATGGAAGTAAAGGTAGTTATTGACGTAAACGATCCGGCAAGGTTTGAGAAACTTCCCGACGGCTGGATAAGGGATTACAGGGAGAGAAAAGAGCACGGCCCCAGCTCTGACAGGATAATGGGTCCGGAGGACAGAAAAGAATTCTGCGCCAAACTCGGAGGAGAAGAACCAACGGCCGCGGAGGCAACGTCCATTATTAACTTTGAAGGCGACCCCTGCTTCTTCCCGATCTTCGCCGATACCAAAACGGACGATTACTACGCAACTAAGACCGAGGTTGCCTGGAGTAAGAGCTACGCTCGCATCGTGAGTTATGGCTTCGGCCTCGTGGGCTACTACATTAAGGGCAACTCTTATTATGTTCGGCCTGTCCGTCCCATGCCAGTGAATTGATTTTTTGACCTTTAGGGGGTTTGAATGGAAAGCGCATACGAGAATCTTCCAATCTATAAGAGTGCCTTAGACCTTGCGGAGTATATTGATGAGATAGTCTGCTATTTCGCTAAACGCCACAAATATACCGTCGGGACTAAGCTGCTTAATCTTTCTCTTGAAGCACTCCTTTTAATCGCCTCAGCCATCAAGAAGGCAGAGCGGAAGGACTGCCTTATTCAGGTGCGCGATAAACTGGAGGCAATGAAGATTCTCTTGCGCTTTGCCAAACGCAGGAAAGCATTTAACAGTTTCAAAAGCTTTGAGGTCGCAGTCAAGAAAGTTGTTGAGGTAGCAAAGCAGTGCGAAGGATGGTTAAAGTGCCAGAATTCCCCAAGCGGTAAACCTTGAGGAAGCGTGCGATTTTGTAACTCACTGGGCGCTTACGCCACCTTAAAACGGTATAAGAACACAAAGAACCGTACCCAAAAGGATCGGTTCTTGAAGAGCCTCAAGAAGAGGCAATAAGTGTGTAAGCAAAGGTTGCCTGGAATAAGAGCAACGCTCGCATCGTGAATTATGACAACGGCAACGTGAACTACAACAATAAGGACAACAAATATTATGTTCGGCCTGTCCGTCCCAGCCAGCGGCTTACAAAACGATAAATTCTCTTACAGGAATGTAGATACCGCTTATCTCGATTGCCAGAGTAAGAAGCGCAATACTTTCAATGCTCTTAAATACGAGATGAACGCGGAAGAGAATAATGTAAAGCTTGAACAAGAACTTAAAAATAGGACTTACCATCCTTCGCGCTCGCTTCTTTTCGCTGTTAAGAAACCCAAAAAAAGAGAGATATTCGCCGCCGATTTTAGAGACCGTATCGTCCATCACCTTTTAGCCAATGAGTATAAACCTATCTACGAGCCTATCTTCATCCACGACAGCTACGCCTGCCGCGACGGCAAAGGCACACACGCGGCAAAGGAACGCTTGGAGAAATTCACCCGGCAAACAACCAAGAACGGCCACGTCCGCGCCTATTACCTGCAACTGGATATTAAGGACTTCTTTACGTCAATAGACAAGGAATTATTGTTTACAATAATTCAGCGCAAAGTAAAAGACCCGGACATCCTCTGGCTTACGCAAAAGGTTCTCTTCTGGGACTGCACAAAATCCTACGTCCCCAAAGGAGACCAACAACTTCTCTTAAACATTCCACCCAACAAAAGCCTCTTTGGCAAAAATAACCGAACCGGCCTGCCAATCGGAAACTTGACGAGCCAATACTTTGCCAACATCTACCTGAACGAACTCGACCAATACGTTAAGCACGTCCTTAAAGCGCACTACTATCTGCGCTACGTAGACGATTTTGTCATCCTCTCCCCAGATGCCTCGCAATTACGCGCTTGGCAGGCTCAGATTGAAGAATTCCTCACCAACCGCCTTAAGCTACGCCTTCACCCGAAACGCCGTAAACTCCTGCCTATCTCAAACGGCATAGACTTCTTAGGCTACATCATCCGGCCGACATACGTTCTGGTCCGGCGGAGAGTGATAAACAACCTTAAAGAAAAAATCCGCCAGTTCCGCCAGGCAAAGGTAAAAGACTTTAAGAAATTCCGCGATATGTTTGCGTCATATATGGGTCATCTTAAACACGCCAACAGTTACCGGCTAACCAATAAATTAAGAATGGAGGTTGCATGAAGGTCATAGCTTTTGATTTTGACGGGGTCATCGCGCATTACGAAGGATGGAAAGGAGTAGACGTTTTTGAGAAGCCTAATTGGGACGTCATCGATGCAATGAAGCAGCTCAAGGCCAAAGGCTACCACATCATCATCTGGACCACACGAAAGGTTACACCGGCATTAAAGGCATACTTAAGCCGTAACAATGTCCCTTACGACAGCATAAACTCCTGTAAGCACAATCCGCCGGACACATCACAGAAGCCGATATATCACGTTTTCATAGACGATAGAGCCGTGCAGTATCGCGGTCAAAACACAACTAAGCTCATACGAACCATAGAACATCTTATCAACAACGGCGCGCCTATTCTTGCAGAAGATAAACCCGTAGAGGTCGCGCCCGCACAGAAGGAAGCTGTATGCCCTGGATAGAATCTCATACAGTATTGTTGAGGCACAGGAAGCTTAAGCCTCTGGCATTTGATTTACGCCTTAAACCCGTTTATGTGCTGGGGCACTTACACGCACTATGGCACGTTGCCCTTGAACAGGCCGAAGATGGTGATCTCTCTCATTGGACAGATGAGTTTATTGCCGATTCCGCCTGTTTCTCTGGTAACCCCCAAGAGTTCGTCCAACTGCTCCAAAAGCACAAATGGCTTGATGGGCGTATAATCCACGACTGGCTTGACTATGCTGGCAGGTATTTAGAGGCGAAGTATCGAACCTCTAACCCTGAACGGCTTAAAGCCATCAAGGCCAAGCACGAGAAGGCTAAGTCGGACTTTAGTCAGACTTTAGACCGTCCACCTAACCAACCGGACCAACCTAACCAACATAAAGAAAAGACAGGCAAAAAGCCGCCTGTCCCTGTGGAAAACCCCAAACTAAAAAAGCTTTTAGAAGAGGTTTTTAAGTCAGGGTTCAATATTTACCAGCTCATTGGTAAGTTCAGAAAACAGGCCAAGAAGAAACGGCTGCTTATGTTCGGAGAGGACTATCGTTTGCCGGATGAAATCTTAATCCGTGTATGCGAAAGCTATCTTAAAAACAGGTCAGGAATAAAAGGCGAGCATTTCCCTTGGGTTCTTTCTGCAATCTCCAAAGCCTCTACGGAGTGGTGGGTAAGTAAACAAGACGCCGAGCACTTAAAGATAAAGACCGAAGGCGCGGACTTCCGCGGTGGCGATATGGAAAACCTGCAAGACATTCTCAAGCGGATGATGCCGGAGGGCTTAGCCAATGCGTTATAGATACCGTGACCTTCCTATTCGCAGGTCCCAAGAGCAGCCCCTTCAAGAATGGTATGCGTTCTTTCTTCATAGCTTAGGCGTTCTGCATTGCGCCTCAGCAGGGGGGATGAGAACCTCAATGCACACAGCAATAAGAATGAAGCGCGCCGGTTACAAGAAGGGCTTCCCCGACGTGTTCATTTATGAACCCCGCGGCCAGTTTCACGGTATGGCCGCAGAGTTAAAACTGGGAAGCTACCCCAGCGAGGAACAAAAAGAATGGCAAGCGGAGTTACTTAAAAGAGGTTATTACGCGGTGATTGTTCCCGGGAAGTTTAACTATCAAGAGGCGCGGGAGTTTTTGATAATTGAGACAATGAAGTATTTAAACAGTGAGATTAAGTAATGGAAAGCGTGCTTAACCTTTTAATGTTAAACGAAACTACCGGCGACCTGCTCATTCGTGAAGTAGCGGTGCCGGTCCAGAAAGCCGTAGCAGCACTTACAAAGCCGCAATTTCTTTGCGATCTGCCGCGAGGTTTTGTGGTCTGGGTATTGGGGACATCATGGAAGAAACATTAACCTTAGAGTTAAATAAAATCTATCTTGGCGAAGCATTGGAAACACTTAAAACTTTTCCTGCGAATAGTATAGATTGCGTTATAACATCGCCACCTTATTGGGGCCTGCGAGATTACGGTACTGGTGAGTGGATAGGTGGAGATAAAAACTGCAATCATTATCGGGACAATAAAAGTAAAAGTGCCAATACCGGCCAGAAAAGAGAGGGTGCGAATAGTGGAGATGGTATATACAAAAATACTTGTTTCAAATGTGGTGCTCTGCGTATAGATAGGCAGCTCGGCTTAGAGAAAACTCCAGGGGAATATATTATTAAGATAGTAGAGATATTTAATGAGGTTAGGCGAGTATTAAAAAAGGAAGGAACGTTATGGCTTAATTTGGGAGATAGTTACGCTGGCGGTGGCCGTGGTTGTAATACCCCTAAACAACAATCGAATCGGGGTACGCGAAATATGCCCGACAGTATTATTCCCAAAGGTCTAAAGCAAAAAGACCTCGTAGGTATTCCTTGGCGCGTTGCCTTCGCATTACAATCCGACGGTTGGTATCTGCGTCAAGATATAATTTGGCATAAATCCAATCCTATGCCAGAGAGCGTAACAGATAGGTGTACGAAAGCACACGAATACATTTTTTTATTAGCCAAAAGTAAGAAATATTATTTTGAAATTCAGCGCGAGAAATTAAGCGAGGCATACTTAAAAGAGAAAAGACCATTCGGAATATTAAGGCAGCGGCTATATCCTCAAAGCAAATACCAAAAAGAAGAATACGGTAGCGATCAATTCAAGACAAAAGGGGAAACCCGGGATTATACCGGCCGCTACGGGAATGATGGTAAGGGTATGGCTATGCCTTATAAATGGAATAATCCCCTTGGCCGCAATAAACGCTCTGTATGGACTATCGCTACCCATCCTTTTAAGGAGGCGCACTTTGCAACATTCCCCGAAAACCTTATAGAGCCAATGATTAAAGCCGGTTGCCCGCAGGGGGGGGTATGTCTCGACCCTTTTATGGGTTCAGGCACAACGGCACTCGTAGCAAGAAATCTTTCCCGGAAGTTTGTCGGTATCGAACTAAATCCCAAATACATAGAGATAGCGGAGAAGAGGTTACAAGATGCCTTTGGAATGTTTAGATAGAGAAACTCTGGTATACCCAGATAATTTTATAAACAAAGTAATTTGCGGAGATAGCCTTGAGTTAATGAAGCTTATCCCTGCGGAGGCGGTTGAACTTATCTTCACGGATCCGCCCTACGCCATCTCCAACGAGGTCGTAATCACCCGCGGCCGTAACAAAATGAAATTCAAGGGTAAAGACATCAGCCAAGATTTTGGAGATTGGGACAAGTTTAATTCCCTTGATGAGTTTATGGATTGGACGTTCAAGTGGCTGGATGAAGCTGTCAGAATACTCAGAGGGGGGGGTATGCTCTGTTCATATTTTGATAGGGATAAGGTCAATTTCATTAGCCGGTATCTGCAAGACAAATACGGCTTCAAATGCAAAGGATATTACGCCGATTTAAAATCTAACCCCGTCCCGCAGGCCCGCAAAGTCAAATGGATGAACGGCTGGGAAATTATCGGGATGTGGCAGAAGCCCGGAGGAAAGCTCACCTATAATTACCAACTCGGCCAGGCCAAAGACTGGGGCGTAAGAGCCATCGTAGGCCACACCACAAAAGAGGACGGAGAGCGAATACATCCTACCCAAAAGCCAATCTCAATCGCCAAGAAATTCGTATCTTACTGGAGCAATAAAGACGACATAGTTCTTGACCCCTTTATGGGGACGGGTTTTGTTTTGATAGCCTGTAAAGAATTAAACCGGCGCTTTATCGGAATAGAGAAGGATACCAGATATTGCCAGAAGGCCGAACGCAGGTTGATGAATACGATAGGGAGTTTATTTTAAGAGGAGGAATAAGATGCGCGACGCAAAGTTTAGAGTATGGTGTGAATTTGAAATTAACGGTCAAATAGAAAAGTGTATGGAAGAGGCAGCTTCTTGGTTTCTGCTTACCCAGGCGGGGCAGGTTATGGTTTATGGTCCAATGACAGCCCCACATAAACCGGAGGCGGCTTATAAAAAACTAACCCCTCTTTTCTATCTTGGCCGGAAGGATAGAAACGGCCGAGAGATTTACGAGGGAGATATCTTAAGATTTTGCCACGCAGACGATATGGTGGTAGGGGAGGATGATAAGGAAAGCTTCCCTCAAGAGGTACAAATAACCCAAGTAGGAGATTTCGGGGTTATACGAGGGGAATTTGGCGACTGGGAGGAATGGACATTAGATTTTGCGATGGATTCTGATTATGTTTTTGAAGTTATCGGCAATATCTATGAGAATTCGGAGTTATTGAAGGAGGGGTAAGATGAAATTTAGAAAGAAGCCAGTAATAATCGAGGCAGTCCAGTGGACAGGAGAGAATTTTAAGGAAATACAAGAATTTTGTCCGTCAGTAATTGATATGGGGTATGGCGGAGAGAATTCCTGGCCTTTATCTATTCCTACTCTGGAAGGGAATATGGTTGCTCAAAGAGGCGACTATATTATCAAGGGCGTCAAAGGTGAATTTTATCCTTGTAAGCCAGACATCTTTGAGACGACTTATGAAAGGGCGGAGGAAGATAATAAATGAATTTTCTCTGCAAGATTGGTCTGCATAGGTGGAAGTATAGATCAATTTCTTGGTTTCCCTTTTTAAGCTATCAAGTTACTCGCTATTGCGAAAGATGTGAGCGGATAGAGAGGGATGATTGCTTTATACCGGGAAGCATATTCCCACCAGTTTATAAAAAAGTTACCGGAAAACAACCAGAGAAGAAAGGGGTAAACAAATGAAATGTTTTTACCACAGGGACATGGACGGTAAGTGTGCGGGGGCAATAGTCTATAAGTTTTTTAAATTAGACAGGGACTACACAAAGGAGATTGGCGAGTCTTGCGAGTTTATCTCTATTGACTATAAAGATGCGTTCCCTTTTGAGAAGATCACCCCAAACGAGACGGTTGTTATCGTTGACTTTTCTTTACAGAAAGAGGGTGAATTCCAGAGGCTACTCTCAATAACTGACAAGGTTATTTGGATAGACCATCATAAAACAGCGATTGAAAAGCACGGCAACATAGATGTTAGTGGTATACGCAAAGACGGAGTGGCCGGTTGCGTTCTTACTTGGCAATATTTTTATCCGAATATAGAGTTGCCTCGTATTGTTGATATGTTGGGCGCTTATGATATTTGGGACTTCTCTAAGTATGGCAATGACCTTAACAAACTACAAACCGGCATAAGATTATTTAATACTTCTCCCGAAAGTGATAAATGGAGAGGTTGGCTAAACACAAAAAGAGAAGGACAGGAAATAGATGGAGCAGGTTTTATTATGGATGGTTTAACGAGTTTACTTGAAATGGGTGGTATCGCTTTACAATACCGAGACAATCAGTACGCATCTCTTATTAAAGCGTGGTCTTTTGAGGCATATTTTCACGGATATAAGACAATCTGCTGTAATGCCGGTTCGGTATCAAGTCAGTTATTCGATAGCGTCAAAGAAGATTATGCTTTGATGATAACCTTTGTCTTTGACGGTAAACAGTGGACAGTGTCCCTGTATACCAAAAAAGATATTGACGTTTCGGCAATCGCAAAAATATATGGAGGTGGAGGACATAAGCAAGCCGCAGGTTTTCAATGTAAAGAGTTACCTTTTGTCAGAACGGAGTAAAAGAAGATGAACAAGACCAAGATAGAGTGGTGCGATTATACTTGGAATCCAATAACCGGCTGCCTTAAGGGCTGTTCTTATTGCTACGCGCAGAGGATTTACGCGCGTTTTAAGAAGTCCTTTAAGCCGGAGTTTCACTATGACCGGCTCATGCAACCCGTAAGACTTGAGAAGCCTTCCCGGATATTCGTTTGCAGCGTAGCCGACTTCTGGGGCAAAGGCACGTATCAAATCTGGCGGGATGAGGTATATAACATTATCCGGGCCTGTCCAGAGCATACCTTTTTTTTTCTCACGAAGCAACCACACAAGATTAAAGATTTTGCCCGGGTCCCGGAGAACTGCTGGATCGGAGTTACGTACACCAAATACGGAGACGAGTGGCGCATAGCTCAACTAATCCACAGGACTAATAACAGCAGCAAGATTTTTATTTCCTACGAGCCAATGATGGACGGCTATACAGACTATTTATTTTTAGGCTGTTGGCTTATCGTAGGAGCAATGACCGGGGCGCAGGCAAGAGAGCACAAGCCGGATAGTGGCGCGCTCTTAGAGATAATCCAAACGAGCAAGAGATTAAGGCTGCCTCTTTTTATGAAGAATAACCTTAAACCGTATTGGCCTTCGGAGTTGATACAGCAATGGCCGGAAGGGAAGAAATGAAAAGTCTGTGTGATACCTGTATTTTGAAGAAGTTCTGCCAGGAAGTAGACACTCAAGTTTTTGAGTGCGACGATTACAGGGAACAATAAAAACCGAAAGGAGATAAATAATGGCTAAGTTGGTGATAGAGGGGGTGCCGAAAGACTTACGCTTCGTGCTTTGGCCGGAAGTAGCGGAGTATCTTAAGCAAGAAGGAAAGACGCTTAAGATTGAGTTTGACGGCAGTGGCAGAATTTTTAAGGTAGAGGAGGGCAAGGGATGATTTTTATTCGTTGTCTTTTGGGTTGGCATAGGTGGGTAGTCTATACACATCTTGCTTTCGGAGAGCATCATTTCTTCAATGAATATAAATGTGAACGTTGCGGCAAGATAGGAACGATGAACTTAAGGACAGGTAAAATAATTTTACAGGAGACGGTCAATGTTAAACAATGACGCCAAAATACTTATTGAGAAAATTAAGGATTCAGACTACACCCTGAACGCGTGGGAGATGGACTTTATGATCTCCATAGAAGAACAGGTTGATAAGGGAAGAAATCTATCGCAGAAACAAGGCGACGCATTACAGAAGGTTTACCGGAAGTCTCAGGGCGGAGGCATTTATATTGGAAGCGATAAGGTAAAAAGAAGCAATTAGGGGAGGACGGAGATGGAAATAATAACAGACAAAGAGATACTTCATCAGGTCTCTAAGAAAACGACACAGGAAGAGGTCGCAGAATTAGATTTAATCAGGAAGTTGAGAGAGGCTAATAAGACAGCATGGACTAAAGGCGCAGGATTGGCAGCAATTCAAATCGGCATACCCTTAAGGTTTGCCTGGTATATTCATAATGGCAAAGAGCGTGTTTTATTTAATCCGGTAATTATAAACAGATGGGGCACAGATAAACAGAAGGAAGGTTGCTTATCAATCCCCAATGTGTGGCGCGATGTTGAGCGAGCTTGGATGATTGAGTATATAAGCAATGGTAAAAAGAAAAAAGCTTCGGGATTTGAAGCGCGCCTTATTCAGCACGAGATAGACCATATGGACGGTAAACTAATAACAGATTTAGTCTCAAGCGAAAGGAGATGATTGATGGCAGGGTTATGTCCCTACTGTAACAAACGACCAAAAATAAAAGAAACTTGCGGAGTGCCAGAATGTCAGCATAAAAGAAAATTAGAACAGGGGAGAAAATATTTCGATGAATTTTTACGAAAGACAGACCGGAGAGTATCAGTTTCTATTACGAGAGTTAAGCAACAGGCTACGGAGTTGGCTATAAGATGATTTCGTTCCCAAGTCCTCGTGAGTATCCCTTGCTTTATAATAGAGGGTAGTGCGATAATGTAGGCAAGATAGGGTCGCTCCCTGTCTAAATAGATTATAAAGCCAGTTACCGTTCGAACGGCGGAAACTGGCTTTTTTATTGGAAGCTCGACGATGAAAAAGAAAAAGATAATCCCAAAGAAAAAAAATCCCGAAGGCCGCCCGCCATTTTATAAATCTGCTGCGGAGTTAGAAAACAAAATCCGAGACTATTTTAATACCGAAGCTTATGTTGACGTTGGCTTAATGAGAACAAAAAAGAGTAAGTCTACTCTAAGAAAATATTCTCCTACTATTTCAGGGTTAGCTTTATTTTGTGGTTTTGCGGATAGACACAGCTTCTATGAGTATGAAGTAAAGCCAGAGTTTACTCACACTATAAAAAGAGCGCGAGCCTTAATGTCTGTTTATTACGAGAGATTATTGTCCGGTTCAAATTGCACCGGCGCAATCTTCGCCTTAAAGAACTTTGGTTGGGTTGATAAGATTGAGACTGAATTAAGCGGTGAAGTTAAATTTACCCAAATGCCCGCTATTAAAATAGCTGGTAAGAACTTGGAGATTAAAATTGGATAGCGCTGTTATGGAGTTAGAGCTTCCGGAAATCTTATCAGAAATACCGTCTAAGCTGATGCCGTTAATCACGGACATCAACAAGTATCGGTATTTTTTGATTGAGGGTGGCCGTGGCGGCGCCAAATCCCAGACAGTCGGAAGGCTCTTATTATACCTGGCTGAGAAGCTATCGCGCTTGCGTATCGTATGCGGCCGTGAAATTCAAAATACTATTCAGGAATCAGTCTATACCCTTTTATCCGAGTTAATCGGCAAGAACTTTCTCTATTTTGAAGTATTGGCAAGCAAGATAACTCACCGCGAGACCGGCACGGCCTTTAACTTCCGCGGCTTCCGCGAGCAAGGCGCTGTCAACATTCAGGGTATGGAAGGCGTTGATATTGTCTGGATTGATGAGGCCCAAGCAATAACCAAGAGAACCCTTGACGCTTTAATCCCGACAATCCGTAAAGAGAACGCCAAAATATTCTTTACGATGAACAGGTTTGTCCGCAATGACCCGGTGTACGTATTTTGCGCTGGCCGGTCAGACTGCCTTCATATCAAAATAAATTATACTGATAACCCAAAATGTCCCCAAGCCTTAATCGTAGAATCCGAAGAGTGCAAACGAAACAACGAGGCTGATTATAACCATATCTGGCTGGGAGAGCCGTTAGACCAGGCAGAGGATTATCTTTTTAACTTTGCCAAGCTGGATATCGCTAAGACCTTACAGCCCTTCGGAGACTTATTTATTCCTCAATCCGTAATGGGTGTTGATTTTTCCGGTGGCGGCGGGGATATGTGTGTTGCCTCATTACTCCAGCGTAAAAGCAATGTTCATTGGGAACTGGTAGATCAACGCGCCTGGAGCGACAGAGACACAGATTTAAGCGTTGGCAAGACCATAGCGTTAAAGAGCCTATGGCAGCCGACACTCTCAATAGTTGACAAGGGCGGTTTAGGATACCCGATGTATGTTTCATTATCAAAGTCAATTAAGGATATTCAAGGCTTTGACGGAGCTGGAGAGAGCTTACAGATTAACGCCGGTAACCAGCGCGCAGACGGCTACCTTGTTTTAAAAGACTTTACAGACCAGGAATGGCTTATCTTAGGCAAACACGAGAAGGTAATTAAACAACTTGAAACCATTAAGCGTAAGTATCAAAAGAACGGCAAGGTTTATATCCAGTCTAAGCCAGAGATGAGAAACGACGGTATAGAAAGTCCGGACCACGCCGACAGCGTTATGATGGCCGTGTACGGTATTAAATATCTCTTAGGCAAGATTGCAGTAGGAGAGTCTGGGCAACAGGTAAAGCGCGTTAACCATAGAGTAGGAGCGCACAAGTGAAGTATAGACGTAAATTCTACGTAGTCTTTAAAAATATCAATAAGCCGAAGTGGTGGAACTGGTTTTTGCATAAGAAGTTTAACCACTGTTTCTTGCTGTGTGCCGGGCCTGTTGAGAATACCAGCATTATGATTAACCCGACGACTGGCGGGATAGGAATGTATTACTACTCCAAAAATTCCAACGATATGGCCTTAGAAGCAGTTCAAGCCGGTTATATTGTCGCTGAATATATGGCGCGTGAGGTTGAGTTGATTAACCCGCGTTTTAAGTTCTTTAGAACCTGCGTCGGAATATGCAAGGATTTCTTAGGTATCAATAAATGGTGGATCATAACTCCAAAGCAATTATACGAGGAGGTAAGGAAAAATGGGTGAAGATTTTGGCAGAGTAATGACGTGGCCTTTTAGCGATTATTTCTTCCCGGAAGAAGAGGAAACAAGCGGGGGTGGTGGTGGCACAGATACATCCGAAGCAGAGTCATCTGTAGCAACAGAAGCCAAGAAAGCCAAAGCCGTAAGAAGCGCATTATATAAAACCGGCGGCGGAAGTTCCGGAGCCGAGTTGTTATCAGGCGACGTTAAAAAAAGGGATACATTGCTGGGGAACTAAATGAAAAAAGACTTCCAAAACATAAAAGATTTATACACGACATTAAAGACTAATCGCGAGCGCAATGTCGCTCTTTGGAATTCCATTTCCAAGATTATCGGAATTGGCGTTGAGCCTACTTACGCTACGCAGGGCAAGCTTACCCAAGGCGAGCAAAGGGATGAGTGTATAGACGACCCCACATCCGCTATCTCTGTTAACCAAGCAGGGGACTATTTGCAGGGTGTTTGTTGGGGGACCGGAGACGGAGCGTTAACCTTAGAGCCAAGCGACGATGTCTTGGAATTAGCCGACGCCTCAAAGGTATCAAAGTATTTTCAGTATATCACCAGGAAGCTATTGTCCCACATGAACCATAGCCAGGCTGGCCTTAATACGGCTATGAAGGCGTATTTTTACGACCAATCCGGATTTGGCACAAGCGGTATCGGGGCTTTCCCTAATAGTTCATTTAAGCAGGGAATTGAAGAGAACGCGCTAATATTCCGCAATTACGGCGTAGACAACCTCATCATTGACGAAGGCAAGAACGGGTTGGTTGATATTATCTTTGTTCCGTATCGCTGGCGCACCAATCGTATAGTCAATGAGTTTGCCAAGGATAAGGGGAAGATAAATAAAGAAATGCTGGAGAAGCTTCCTAAAGCAATCCAAGACGCCTATAAGAAGAAAGACTTCAACCAAGAATTCAATATCGTTCACGGAATTATCCCCAGAGAAGATTTTGACCCGAAATTGGAAGGTAAGCGCGGGGCAAAATACAGAGGCGTATGGTTCTTGGATGATAACGCCGATCAGCCATTCTACGAAGAAGATTATAAGAGGCTTCCTGTTTCAGTGTGCCGCGCAATCAAGATTAGGGGTGAGGTTTACGGCCGGTCCAGCGGGACAATGCTTATTGCCACCATCCGCAGCGTAAACTATATGGTTGGCAAGGTCATTGAGATTATGGAGAAACAGGCAAGTCCAGCTCTTGGTATGTGGGGTAATGCTATTCTCGGCGATAACGTCTTGGACACATCGGCCGAGGGATTGACTGTATTTAATCAAGCCTTCGCCGCAGGGGAAAGATCACCAGTATTCCCATTGCACGACGTAGGCGATCCGTCTAACTTAGTTAAATTCCTTATCCCATATCTTAATGAAAAAATTACCACAGCATTTAAAATTGACGTTTTACTTGACTTCAACAATAAATCGAGCAAGACGGCAACCGAAATGTTGCAACGGTATGCGATAAGAGGCAGGTCTTTGGCCGGTATGATACAGCAGCAAAAGACGGAGATGTTAGAGCCTCTAACTCATAGAAGCGTATCAATCCTTGAGGATATGGGAGTATTAGGGGTTAATCCTCGTCTATTCCCTGATATAGTCAAAGCCTTCTTAAATCGTGGCAAGACAGAGATGATTATTCCCGACGCTGTTTTAGCGTGTAAAGCAGCGGGTAAGCCTTGGTATAAGATTAAATTCAATAATGAGCTTGAGAAATTGACCCGGACAGAGAAGCTTGAAGGTCTTATGCAGATGTTAAATATCATTATGGCTCTCGCAGGGGCTTATCCGGCCATCATTGAGGCTATTGATTGGTATAAGTTCTTAACTGATTTTAAAGAGGCATTAAATATCCAAGGCAGCTTTGTAATAAGTGCGGATGATTTTAAAACCAAGATTGCGGCACAGGCCGAAATGCAGGCACAGATGTTACAGTTACAGGCTGGTAAGACCGGCTCGGAGATAGCCGGAAATATAGCGGGGGCGAAAAAAGACGTGGCAGCAACAAAAACGGAGGAGGGAAGGTAATGGAAAAAAGCACAGTAGACAAGCTTCAAGACGCGGCTAAGTTAAAGGCCGAGTTGGACGCAAAGAGAGCCGAGCAGGTTAAGATGTTAAAGGATTGCGCTAACCGTCTATTCTCTACGGATGACGGAAAGTTCTTTGCGCGGGCAATATATCAGACTTCGGGGATATTTGAAGCGCCGGATTTTGCTCATAATCCGCAGGCATTAGAAGGTCAGCAGTTAGCATTTCAAAAGGGGATGGAAACTTTATATATCTTATTTTTCCGGAAAATATTGGATAAGGATGTCTTATCCGCAATAGAAAGGGGCGAATAATGGCAGAGGAACAGAAACAAGAAGGCACGGGAGCAGGGACAGGAGCCGGAGCAGGCGCCGGTGCGGCCGGTGCAGGAACAGGCAGCGGAGCAGGCGCGGGGGCTGGCGCTGGTGAAGGACAAGGCGGTGCCGGGTCCGGTGAAGGCGCAGGTCAAGGGGCGCAGCAATTCAGCGTTCCCAAGGAATACGCCGAAAAAGGTTGGGCTAAGAAAATAAAGACGCAGGAAGATGTCTTTAAGCTCATTGATAACTTAGATGGCTTGGCCGGTAAAAAGATGGTCGTGCCGGATTTTGAGAAAGATACTCCCGAAGTAATCAATGCTTACCTCGCTACTCTTCGCGGAGATACCAAGATAGAGGACTATAAGTTTCCGGAGGGAGCAAATAAAGAGATTGCCGGTAAGATAGCGAAAATGCTTTACGACAACGGAACTCCAAAGGCAATCGGTAATAAGATTATAGCTTCCTACTCGGAACTTGAGAAGAGCGTTGTCGCGCAAAGATACTCAAAGGACGGAATGGAAGCAATCTTGAAAGAGTCTTTTGGTAAAGACGGTGCAGATTATCAAAAAACCGCCGGAGAGACAGCTAATGTTTTGGCAAAACATCTTTCAGCCGAGGATCGCAAAGCTTTAGAGAAAATACCTAATGAACATTTGGGGATTATCTATCGCTTTACAAACAACTTCATCAAAGCCTACGGAATTAAACCAGAAATTGATGGCGGAGGTGGAGGGGGTGGCGCAGGTGGTGGCGGAGATGTTGAAGCGACCAGGAAATCAATAAGGGCGGAGATCGCGGCTCTTAGCCAGCGTTCTCATACAGCGGAAGAAAAGCAGAAGTTAATTGATAAATTAGAAGCAACATACAAAAAATAAAGGGGGCGAAAATGTTACTAAAAGTTACGATAAGCGGAGATTACAGGACAAGCGGTAAACTGGGAAGCGACATTGTGGATTTTGAAGGCGTGATAGTCATTATGCCTGAGTGCCACGAAGATTTCATCATGCCTAACGTACAGAATAGGTTGTTGCAGATCGCTATTAAGGGCGACAAGAGATTTACGCAGAGGTTTGAGATGTTTAGAAGCGTGTATATAGATAAAGTCGAAAAGATAGAAGGAAAACCTTCTGTCGTCGGCAAGAACATCAAAGACTTAAGCTGGGAAGAATTACAGGAATTGGCCTGCTATAAGAATTTAAGGCTTATTCCGGCGTATAGGGCTTCTGATTTACGCCACGCCCGGGAAATCGCCTACATTGAGTATTCTAAACACATACTCGGAAAAGATATTGATAAAGAGGCGAAAGGATATAACTTCGTCGAACTTCCTAATTTGTTTGTGGACGGTAGCGAAAAGAAGGCCGCAAGCCCCAAGCCGCAAACAAACGAAGAGGCTCTTAAAGAAGAGCAGGATAACACGGGGGCAGGACCCGGGGCCGACAAGACCTTTACCTTGGCCGAATTAAAGAAGATAGCCAAGGAAAAAGGGATTAAATTACCGGCAAACGTCAGCTACGAGAAGGCGTATAAGTTAGTAATTGGTTAGGAATTTTTAGCAACAAAGAAATGCCCGGACACCTTCTGTTTAAGAAGCCCGGTGCGAAAGGTCTTGGATGTTCACCTAAGAACATCAAGAAAACCCGCTGAAACGCGGACACTTTTCGACCAGGTGAGTAAGTAGTTAAACAACTTAAACAGGAGGTAACAGATGGCAAGCAACACTTACAGTCCGAGCATCGACCAGGCTGCTAAGCTCATCTTCCAGGATAACTTTATGGAGTTGGCTCAGCAGACCAAATCCCTTTTGGGAGGGTCAAAGGTAGTAACGTATCTGCCTTCCAAAGGCAAAACAAACAATCTGGCTCGCATTGGCCGCATTGAGCTGGAAGAAGTGTCAACCCGCAACCCGAATAAGTCCTACGGCGATTATTCGGTGGATAACAGGCAGTTAACAAAGCGCCGGTTCACCAAAACCATCACCATCGATGCGAAATATGACATCAATGAGCTTCTAAAAGACCCCACCAGTGACATCCTGAAACAATTAGTTAACGCTAAAGAGCGCGTGATTGACCGCGTTATCGCCTCAGCCGCTCAGGGCGCCGTCCTTATCGGACAGCCCGACGCAGCTCCTACATCAGTCAGCGCTGCTACTGATGGCGTTCTTACCGTTGCCGGAACTGCTGGTATCTCTTCCACGATTCTCAACGGGGTTATCCAGAAGTTCATCAACAACGATCTGCCGTATGATCTGATACGCGGTTCCGTGCTTTGTATCACGGGCAAGGAAAACAGCGCGTTAATGGCTGATGATAAGTTTATCAACAGCCTGTATATGGACGCAAAACCGATTGCCGACGGGAAAATTAGCAAAGCCGGTTTGTTTGAAGTGGCTTTGTTCGCCGGTAGCGAAACGGGCCTTACCGTTACAAGCCCCGTGCTTGATGAAACTCCTTCAAGCGGGACCGTAAGGAACTGCCTTGCGCTAACTCCTGAATCCGTAGCCGTTGCTATGGAAATAGGAGACCTGTCTGTTGAGAAAAACCCGAATAAGGTCAACTCAATGGATATCACCATAGACCTCTGGATCAACGCTATGAGGACTGAGGGTGCCAGGGTAATAATCGTAACGACCACAATATAAACAATCGTCAGGCGCTTGAGCTTAAAGCTTGAGCGCCTGGCTAAATAAGGAGGTTTGAGATGGCTATTGTTAACACGTTAGGATATACAGCAAAACCTAAAGACCCGTTATATGGTAACGGGATTTATCCGCGCATAGTTCAGGCAGCAATTAGTATTACGTCTGGTGCCGCGGATGGAGACGTCCATATTCTGGCGAGAAACTTACCCTATTCTGCAAAGATTATCGGTATTCGTTTCCCGTTCGGAAGTGCGGTAGTAACCGATTTGACTGATGTTGATTTTGGGCTTCATCGGTCAGATAACAACGCAGTAGTCGACAAGGATATCCTTGTCGATGGTATTTCTTTCGCGGCTGCAAGAACGTATGCGATTGATATACTTTCTGCGGATAAAACTAAGACCATTGCCGAGCTTCTTGGTGTATCCCCAGAATCAGAACCATCAGGCGGAGTTAATGTAACCGCCACGGTAAATACCCAAGGTGCTGGCGTAGGTACGATTGAAGCGGAGATTTTAATACAGTTTCCTGCGTAGCAATCAGTTAGTCTAAGCTTAGGCGAGGGGGAGAGGGGTTTTCCGGCTCCTCTCTCCCGCCCCTAAAGATAGATATTTAATCGGATTCATTAGGAGATAAGAGGTGAGAATATGAATTCACCAGAACAGATTTGTAATCTTGCATATAGTCGCTTAGGAGGCAAAGAAAGCATAAATAGCTTAGATAACCCGCAGACTGCGGTAGAGCGTGTATTCGCAATCTGGTATGACATCTGCCGCCAGTTTATGCTTAAGAAGCTTATGCCTAATTTTGCCCTTGGCCGAAAGGTTGTGGCTCAATTAGAAGAGACCCCTGCCTTCGGTTATGCCTACGCCTATGAATATCCCAAGGACTGCCTTAAGCTTTTAGGTATTGGTGAGGTTCAGGATAAGGAAAATAATTATTCAGTTGAGGGAAACCAGATACTTACCGACGAGGAATATGACGAAGGTATGGAAGTAAGATACATCAAAGACGAAACCGACGTTACTAAATTTTCCGCAGAGTTTATCATGGCACTGAGCGCCGAATTAGGTGAGAAGGTGTCTTTGCAGCTTACGCAGGACCCGGACAAACTCACTGCTTTAAATACCCTTAAGAGGTCAGATCAGGCAGAGGCAAGCGCATTAAACGGGCAAGAAAACCGTCCTATAAGGATAAATAGGTCTAAATTCAAGCAGGCAAGGACAGCCGATAATCCGGAGAACTTTAATAAGAGATGAAGATATCCACTGGCTTTAATAATTTCTCAAGAGGCAAATTAGACCACGATCTTAACGGCCGGTATGATCTGCCTATTTATACAAGCGGGGCGGATGTCTTTAGGAATTTCTTTTCCAATTTTAAGGGTAATGCGATTTACCGGCCAGGCTTTGAAACTATCTTTAAATTTCAAGATTGCCGTTTTGTAGAGTTTAAATTCTCTAATGAACAGGATTATATAGCACTTTTCTATAACGGCCACATAAAATTTTTAAGTTACGATGAGAATGGAGATATCGGACTTGTCCAGAGTGGAGGCAGCGATTTAGACGTAGCTTCACCTTATACTCTGGCTCACTGTAAGGAATTATCATACGACCAAAACGCCGACGTGATGTATGCGGTGCACAATAGCTATGAACCAAGGAAGCTTACACGGGTAAGCGCAACCAGCTTTACCTTAGCCACCTTTACCAGAACTTCCGACCCATTTGACGATCCCTCAAGCGGATCCACCGGCTGGCCTGCCTGTGTACGCTTTTACAAGGGCAGGCTTTGGTATGGAGGCCCCAGCAAGAAAAAGACCAATATCTACGGCAGCGTAGCCGGTTCTTACGATGATTTTACGGTCCCGGCTGAGGTTGACGACGATGATGCCGTTATTTTTGCGATTTCAGACCTTACAGAGGCCATTATATGGCTTATGGGGGGTTCAAATAGCCTTATTGTAGGCTCTTCCCAAGCCTTGATTGCGGTAAACGGAGGCTCAGTTAGCGAACCGATAACCCCTGCTTCGGTAGAAGCCACGATCACGAATACCGACGGAACAGACAATACGCAACCGATAAGAAAAGACCTCTTCCTGTTCTATATTAACGCCCTCGGTCGTAATGTAGACTACTTTTCTTATGACCTGCTTACTGAAAGCTTTAAGTCCGACGATACTAATTTTGTCAGCTACGACATTACGAAAACCGGCATTAAGAAGTTGGTTTACATCAAAGGCCGCAATGACCTTGTTTTTATGCTCAGGAACGACGGAGCGCTCTTATCGTTGAACTTTAATCAAATTGAGAGAATAGTCGGTTGGCATGAACACGACACGGAAGGCGTATTTCTTGATATAGCCAAGATGTATAACCCAAATACCGGCGAAGATGACCTGTTCGCTCTTATTGAAAGAGACAACGGCGTGTTCATTGAGCGTCTTGCCAGCGAGGTAGAGTTTCCTTTGCGCCACGAATTCTATACCGACGAGGAGAGCGAAGAAGCGGATCGAGAGGCATACTGGCGGTATGTAGCCGAACTTATGAAAGACTGCATTTATCTTGATAATTCCGTAGTGTTCAAGGATTTATATGACAGCACGATTACCTTTAACGGGACAGATGCAATAACCTCTTCGGAGAACGATTTTTCTGCTTCTGATGTCGGCAGACGGATTCATTATAAAACCGCAACAGGTGTTGAGAAAGGAATTTTTGAGATAACTGAATATGTAAACGCAACGACTGTTAAGGTTGAAGTCTTGACTACTCCTACACAGAACAGTTACTCCTCATGGTATAAAAGCGCAAGCACGATATCCGGACTAACCGATTACGCCAATATGGAAGTATCTGTCGTCGGAGATGGCGGTTATTTAGGCGAATATACCGTTTCGGCTGGCGGAGTATTAACGCTTGACCGGGAAGTTACCGTTGCCTGTATCGGCATATTATACGAAGGGCTTATTAAAACATTCAATCTTGGCTTTATGATACAGGGCCTTAATACCCAGACATTGGTTAAGAACATAAATAAAGCGAAACTAAGGTTTGTTGCCTCAGCCGGTGGAGAGATAGGGCCTTCCTTGTATAGGATGGAGAAAATACAGAATTTTGACCCAGCCGGATACTACGATCTGCCGCCTCTGCCTATGGATGGAGATAGCAGGGAAATAGTTTTTGACGACAGCTTTGAGACCGAAAAATGTCTTTATGTCAGGCAAAGAGAGCCGCTTCCTTTGCATATTACGGCAATTATGTGCGATGCCAATTACGGGACAAAACTATGATACGGGAATTCGTAGAAGAGGATTTATCCAATATAGAACTAAATGATTTTGGAGACGGAGATTTAGTCAATAAGCTAAAGTCCATTTTGAAGATGTATGAAGGTTGGACATTAGAAAAAGAAGGCATAGTCAAGGCTATCATTTTTTACCGCAATTACGCCGAGAAAAACTATGAGGGATTTCTGGTGTGTTCGGTATTGATGAACAGCTTTGACGGCCAGGAGATAAAAGACTTTATCCATAAATTAAAAGACAGGATAGGCGCCAAACGCATTGAGACCTTGAGCCTTGACTGCGAAGAGTTAAATAAGTGGCATAAATTCTTAGGGTTTATTTGCGAAGGGACAAAGATAAAATTCCTTAAAAATAGAGATTATAAAATGTGGGCTATGGTATTCCAGGAGGCTTAACATGGGATTAGAGACTATTTTGATGGGGGGTTTGGTAGGTGCCGGATTAGGCTTATCAGCCGCAGGCATGGCCTCATCCAATTCCAGCGCCAAGAAGCAAGCTGAGGCGCTAAAGAAGGAAGGCGAACTTAAAGCAACCGAAAGAGCGCGGGAAACAAACGCCTTGGCCGCAGCGCAGAAGGTTTCTTTCTTGAATTCAGGCATATCTTTGACCGGAGAAGATGATACGCCTATGGGTGTCTTAACCAGTACGTTCAGGAAAGGCAAGGAAGATATAGGCCAGATTAAAGATAATTACGATACCCAGATAGAAAACGTATATTCACAGGCCCGGACCCAGTTATTGAGCGGCTTAGGAAACTTGTCTTTGGGAATGGGAAAATTATTTAGTTAGCGAGGATATATATGGCACGCAGGCAATTAGCCAAGAGAGAAGTTACAGACGTTACGATTCCGCAGGACAGGACGGCCGAGGGATTAGCCAGTCTCGCAGATACAGCTTTAGGGTTTGCGGAGTTGGAGAAGAGGAAAGACCTTGCCAATATAAATGATTACTTGGCAGATGCTAATATGCAAATGCTCGACGCTACGAATAAGTGGCGCATATCCAACGAAAGCGACCCAACCAACCAAGAGTCTCTTGGCAAGCTCCACGCGGATTACGATAAGATACTCAGCCAATACAATGAGAAGGTCGGCCTTCTTTCTCGTGGGGAATGGTTAAGAAGCAGCGACCGGCTTAAGAGCCAATATCAGCTTGACAATGCGGAGTGGGGGATTAAGCAGACAGTGGTTAATGTTGAAAGCAGCACAAACGACAGCATCGATAAAAATTTAGAGATGTTCAGGCAGTTGGGAAGAACCTTTGACACCAATAAATTAAAGAATTCTTATCAGTTAACCCGTGAGGCATTGGAGACATCTGCCACAGGAACCATCGGAAAAGACAAAACAGATAAGTTGCTAAAGAATTACCACCGCGACTCAATGAAAATGTTTATGTATGGCGCTGCCGAAAGCGATCCCGACAAAGCAGAGCTTTTACTTAATCAACAGGACATACAGAACGATATTGACAGCCCGGAGGATATGACTACTCTTCGCAGTATAGTCGAGAAGAACAAAAAGCTAAGAGAAGAAGGGCTGTTGAAGTCCCAGAATGAAGCGGAAGATAATCTACTGACGAATTACCTATTAGACAGTTCTAAGGTAGACATCTTGACAGTTGATAAGGCGCTTGAGGCTAAACAGATACGTCCGGAGTTCGCCAAACAGATGAGAAACGCTATCCTAAGCTCTAAGACGGTAAGGGCGAAAACTGATCCGGAGGAATACGTCAAGTTAGTTACTCAAGCTAAAGATTTACACAAAAGGCGTTTCTTTAATAAAGCCAGTTTTGATGAACTCGCCCGTTTTCGTGCGAATATTATTTCGGCATATTCAGATGGCAAGATAGAAAAATCGCAGATGGTTGATTTGCTTACCGATACCAAATATGGCGTTGATAGTCTCTTCATAAAAAAGCCAAATTTCAACCGGGCATTAGATACCCTTAAGGCACAATCCTCTGTCTACGGTCTTAAGTCAAAGCGCATCGAGGCACAATACGAGATGTGGTCTATGCTTATGGATAAGGTGAGAGCCGGTAAAGACCCGGACGAAGCCGCTTTAGAGGTTTCCACGGAATATATCAAGAACGAACTGAGTGAAGCCGTTAAAAATACCGAAGCTTACCACGAAAAAGCCATACCAAAAGTCCAGCCGAAAGATACCGTAAAAATGGTGGCTTCCGATGGAACTATTGGATTTATTCCAAAAGATAAAGTAGCCGAAGCAGAAAAGAAAGGTTTAAAGCGTGCCAAATAATCCTTTTGAAGAATTTGGCGGAGTGGCTCTTGAAGAAGGACAAGAATCCGTGCCCCCTGTTAAGAACGACCCATTTGCGGAGTTTGGCGGTGTTTCTGCGGAGGGTGTTCTGGAAGAAGGCAAGCTTCTTGTCAAAGAGCCTGACTATGTTTCTTTGCCTAACTATATAAGATACAAAATCGGCATGGATACTGCTCAGAAAACATACAGCCTTTACGGCGCCTCGGCTATGCAGGGTAAGATGTCCGACGAAGAAGCTCTGCAAAAGGGCACGAAAGAAAGAGATTACCATATTACTATGGCCGGACCTTATAAAGACCTTTCTCTTGTGGAGCATCCGATTAAAGGCACTATCGGAGAGGCCGCCCAGCAAATACCTTATATGATTAGTTCAACCTTTGAAGGTCTTAAATGGGGCTTTCCTATGGGCATGGGCTTTGGGACGATTGCAGCCGTAGCAGGCCAGGCAGGCCCGCAAGTAGCTTTTCCGGAAGAGATCATAACCGTTCCCGGAGCATTTGTCGCTGGTATGAAAACTGGTTTTGCCTACGGTGTAATAAAGAACATCCTTGAGCGCGAAGGTGGATCAATGTATTTGGATATGGTGGGAAAGGGCATATCCAGAAAAACCGCCCAGCCCATAGCTTTAGTAGCGGGGACACTTACCGGAGTTGTTGAGCTTGGGGAGATGTTCTTAGTAGGCGGTCCAGTAGTAAAAAAGACTTTCGGAGGGTTAATACGTAAACAGGTAGCCAAAACCCTGAGCACTAAAGCCGGTCAAACCTTTATCTTTAACTTCATAAAAAAATACGCCAAGACGGTAGGAATGGAAATCGCAGAGGAAGAGATACAAAACGCAATCCAACTCGGCGGTCAATCTCTTGCTGCAACCATTGAAAAGAATCCGGACGCCCAGCCGTCTCTTGAGGAATGGAAAGCTCAGCTCCTTGATTCAGCCCCAAGGATGGCCGCCGGCTTAGGTCTTTTATCATTACCTGGAGCGGTCATTGAGGCAAGAGGAGAAACCCAGACAATAAAAAGAGAAGCCATAAAAAAAGAAGTTGAGACGCTTGTCCAGGATTTAGCACAAGAAAAAGACATAAATAAGCGCGGAGAGATAATAAAACAGTTTAGGGAAAGTATTGGGATTAAGGAAGAGGAGGCTAAGCCTAAAGAAAAACAGGTTTCAGAGTTTATCAAGCCTGAAAAATCTAAGCCAGATGTTTCTGGCATTACCCCATTACAGCGCCAAATACAGGGTATGGAAGAGCGCCAGGCGCGCGTAGAAATCTCAAAGGACGCTTTACAGGAGATTGATACTGTTCGGCAGTATTTTAAGGGCAGGATAACAAAATACAGAGACGCTTATCTGAAAGAAGAGTTACAAGGCACGCCAGCTTTTTATATTACTAAAGAGGGCGGATTAAAGCCAGACGAGGCTATGGAGGAGCTACGCAATCATTTCGGAGTAGAGGTTAATGACGAGGTTGGCCTTAAGGAGTATTTACAGGGACTTGAAAGGTCACGAAAAGACCTAATTGATGAGATAAAATCTAACCGGCCGGAGTTAATCACTAAACGCGAGACCACGCTTCTTAACGAGAAGATTAAGGCCACAGAGCAAGGGATAAAAGAAGGCCGGATACAGACAAAAGAAGAAATTTCAAAGGTTCAGGGTGAACTTATTGAGATGATAGAAGCCGCAAGACTTCCTCTTGATGAAAGAGGTAAATTCTTACGGCTTATAAAGAATATTCAAACCAAAGAAGATTTGGCAAGAGAATTGCCAAAGGTGGTAACGCGCCTGCGTCAGATGAAGGAGAAACAGACACGTTCGGAGATAGTGGGTAATATTAAAAAATCTACCGAACGCGCAAAATCATCAAATACCATAGCCGTCGAATACGCTCAGACGATCGATGCGCTCGTCAACGAGTTTGAGTTACAGGGGCATAGAACCGAAACCATAGAGGCCCTGCAAGGCACAAGGGAATATATCGAACGGGCAATAAAAGAGGGTAAAGAAATAGAAATGCCTAAAGAGGTATTAAAACAATTAGATATTCTGGAGCGCAAGCCCTTAGCCGATATATCTACCGAAGAGTTGGAGGAATTATCAGATACGATAGATGAGTTGGGGCGTATCGGACAAGCTAAGTTACGATTACGGCAGATGGCGGAAGAACAAAGAAAGCAGGCCGCACTTGCAGAAATCCGGAGAGACGCCAAGCCTCTCGAAGAAAAAGAATCTACCCGGGCGCCAATAGGCGAAAAGCTTAATGCCGGAGAGAAACTTAAAAATAAATACACAGACGCCCTTAATAAGCTCCAAGACCTTGACCTCGCCATAACTCCTATGGATGTAATTTTTGACTTACTTGATGGTTTTAAGAAGTATGCGGGGGCAAACTACCAAACATTTAAACAGACTATAGATAAGGCTTTTACTACGTATTTACAGCTTAAAAATGACGCAGAGGATACGGTTAAAGAGTTGGCTACTAAATTAAAGCTTGATGTCCTTAATTTTGAACGTATAGGCGTGTACGCCGCAAAAATGCAGGAAGGCGGGACAGAGAAGCTTATCAATATGGGGTTAACCGAACAGGAAATAGAAAATATCATACTTACCGACGAAGAAACGAAATTTTATGACTTAATGCGAGAAAAGCTTGAAACATTTAGGCCCCTTATTTCGGAAATTATGCGTCTTGTCTATAACGAACCTTTTTACGCAGTCAAAAACTACTTTCCGTTTATGACGGATTTCGAGAAGATGAGCGCTTCTGAAATACGATCACGCTTTGGCGATAGTGTCGAACAATTTGGTCTTGCTCCTAAAAAGAACGTTAAGCATGGTTTTGCTATGCGTAGGGTTGGCGGGAAGCAAAAGATTAAGCTTAATGCAATGGAGGTATTCCTTAAGCACGTTGATAACGCTGCTTATTTTGTAACTGTGGGTAAAGAAACAAAGTGGCTTGGAGAATTGGCTTCTTCGGAGGAATACGCCGAAGCAGTAGGTGAATTAGGTCAAGAAATAGTGAGAGACTGGGTTGATTTAATAGCGCGGAAAGGCAAAATCGCCGGAGAGAGGCATAATATTTTAGACACACTTAGAAAGCATACCGGTGCGGCAGTCCTCGCGTATAGGCTTTCTTCAACGCTTATTCAGCCGACCGCCCTTATGGATGGGGCGGCTTTAATTGGGAACTACGCATTTGAAGGAGCGTACGCCATAGCCGGTAATAAAGACTGGCGAAAGTTTATTTTGGATAATTTCCCAGAGGTAAAAGAAAGAATTGGAGATGATCCCGCCTTTCTGGAATTTGGGGAAGGAAAGGGAGTTGTATCAGAAGTCGAAAAGGCAGGCTTTTGGGCATTGCAAAATCTCGACCGTTTAACTGCTTCTTCAATCGCTGCTGGGGCCTATAAGAAATACTGCAATGAAAACAATATTGAGGTCGATTTTTCTAATCCTAACCCGGACGGGATAGACTATGCTCAAAGGATAGTTCGGAGAACACAATCCAGTTCATTTTTTAAAGATGCCCCAGCCATTCTAACGCGAGATAAAATAACACATTATAAATCGGTGAATAAGCTGATTTTTCAGTTCCAGTCTTTTATGTTGAACCGTTGGAGCCTTGTCCGACATGACTTATGGCGAGCTGGTATAAAAGAAGGTCGTATGAGTCAGGCGATGAATATTTTCTTCTTTCTAAGCCTCGCTACTATTACAGAGGTAGGGATTAGACGTGGGATCAGGGCGCTTATAGATGCTATGAGTGGCGAAGAGCCAGACGATGAAGAGAAAACGATAGAACAGGAAATAGTAGAAAATGGACTACAGACTGTTCCTTTTTTTGGAACCGTAATTCAGTCATTTAAATACGGTTCTAATCCGATACCGGCCGTGGAATTTAGTAATAAATTTTTTCGTAAGTTGAGCACATCGTTTAGAGCGGAAGATGATGATAAAAAGATAAACAACTTTATTAGGGCAATTCTTCTAAATACTCCAGGCGGGACTCAATGGGAACAGATATTTGGGAGGCTTTCTACGAATGATTAATCTTAGAAAAAATAACTGCGTATCCAATGAAAAATAAAATTACAGCTAATATTAACCAGATTATCATAAAAACAGGGGCTTTCCATCGTGAAGTAAGTAACCGTTTATTTTCTTCGCGCACCCTGCTTAAGATTAATCCCTCATCCGGTAAGTTTTTCATCGTTATTTTTTTGTTAGTTCTTTTACAGTTTGCCCTTTGTAGTATTTAAACATTTTTATTTCTTCGGGCGTAAGAGGTTGCTGTTGCAACCAAGTTTCAAAGTCAAGGATAGGTTGAGACGGTAATTTAGACTGTTCTCTCTCAAGATTAATTTTTTCCATACCGAGCTTATAGTTGTTGTAGTTCTCGGAATATTTGGCTTTTGCTTCTATGAGTTTGGCGCTGCCCTTTCGGCCTTGACCGACGCCATAGCCAACGCCACCTGCAAGCAAGCCAATAGCGCAACCTTGAATGAAAGGAATTAAAAGAAGCATGATAAATAACTTTTTCATAACCAGAGTCTACCACCATTTTAAACCCTTTGTCAACCCAAATCTTAAGGAGGCATTATCATGATAGCTGACAATTATACACCAGTAAAAACGCTTGGCAACGGAGTAACGACGGAGTTCTCATTCGGTTTTGCTTTGATAGCCGAAGCAAATATCCGTGTCTATCTTGAGGACGTAGAAACGGGCGTTCAGACCTTACAGACGCTTGGCAGTGATTATACTGTTGAATTTGACGACGATACACCAGGAGGAGTCGTAACTTTTGCAGACGCTCCTTCTGACGATTATTACGTTGTTATTGGTAGGGATATTCCAAAGTCGCAAGCCGTACCCTTGACTACCTCGGCAGGTTTCCAAGCTAAAGTGGTTGAAGCAATGGTTGATAAAGCCGTAGCCGGAGTTCAGGATATAAAAGAAGAGGTTAAAAGAACCTTAAAGACTAAGATCGGCGGGACCACAGACCTTACAGTTGCCGAACCGGACCCGGGTAAAGGCTTAAAATGGAACGACGACGGAGACGGCATAGAGAACACAATACTTGACGCCGACGAGGCCGCAGTCGCGGCAGCAGCCAGCGCGGCCGCAGCCTTAGTTTCTCAGAACGCCGCCGCAGCGAGCGCAGCAACAGCATCTACCAAAGCCTCAGAAGCAGCAGCTTCAAAGACCGCAGCGGAAACAGCAGAGACCAACGCGGAGTTGGCTGAGACGAACGCCGAGACTGCGGAAACTAACGCAGAGGTCGCGCAAGTGGCCGCGGAATCCGCCAGAGACACAGCCGTAACAGCCAAAGACGACGCAGTAACGGCCAAGAACGCAGCGCAGGCCGCCCAAACCGCAGCGGAAACAGCAGAGACCAACGCTGAAATCGCTGAGACGAACGCCGAGACTGCGGAAACTAACGCAGAGGCCGCAGAAGTCAACGCCGAGACGGCCCAAGCAGCCGCCGAGACTGCCAGAGACCAAGCAGCAGCCTATGCCGCCTCAGCCGCAGGTATACCTATCGCCACAGCGGGAGGCACAGTAGACGCAATAACCGCAGACTACACCCCGGATATGACTCTGTCAAATTTGGCTATTTGCTTCTTTGTAGCAAGCGGCGCCAATACATCCACAACCCCGACATTTGCTCCTGACGGCCTGACACCTCATACCATCGCTAAGAAAGGCGGTCAAGCCTTAGCAGCCGGAGATATCGCTGGAGCAGGCTTTGTGGCAATCGTAGAATATAATCTCGCTAACACCAGGTGGGAATTACTTAATCCTGCTGGCGGAGGAACCGACGAAAAAGTCAAGAACGTCTCAGGTGACGCCTCAGCCGGTTATCTTGCCGAAAAGTTAGCAGCCCTTTACCCAAGCCTTTACCAGCGCGACCAGAAGTGGGCTTTAAAGACACCCTACTCAACAGCAGCAAATAGGTACATCATTTTGACACCCAACAAACTCAGCGTAGACATCAACGGAACAGTCTACTTCTTGACTGCTCAAGCAGAGGTAGATTTGTCCTTAGAGGCGTCGTGGGATACGATAAGCGGGACAGATTACAGGACGGCCGCAAACAGAGCAGGAGTAAACTTCTATATTTACGCCTGCGTGCCTGGGTCCGGCGCAGCTCCCACGATTAAGGTATCAGCCAATTCAACCACGCCATCAGGCTACTCAGCCTCAACAAGCCGCAAGATTGGCGGTTTTCACGGGCTATGCGTTGCCGTAGGAACGATTTCAGGCCATACCTTAACCGACTTTGCCGTTGGCGACGTTCTTCCAGCTTCAATTTGGGATCTCCTGCACCGGCCAGTATCGAACCCGGAAGGCATGGTATTTAGCGAAGGCACTAATAAGTGGGTAGATATCTACCTCGCCTCGGGGACCGGAGGCAGCACAACCTCAGTTTACGGCGGAACAATTTCAGATACCCGGAACTGGTCGGACTTTGCCGATGACGGAGCAGCCGTTAAGAAACGGATGCTTGAGGATGACGAATTCCAGGCCATAGCAGCCGGTTCAAACGAAGAGACCAACATTACCGGATCAGCAGACCCGGGGACCACCGGCGGCCACGTAGACACAGCCTCAAGGCGTATGATATCAAACATAGGCGTAGAGGATGCCTGCGGTGTAATGAACCAATGGCTAAGGACGCAAACATATTATCCTTATGGCTCAACCGGATACTGGGGAAATTTACCTGGCGCAAAAGGTTCTGTTTATACAACTTTTTCTGCTGACCCAGGCGCTACCGAAGTGGACAACTCAGATTCAGGTGGTGATATTAAGCTGGTGGCTGGCGGTAATTGGGGTTACGCCGCGAATGCGGGGTCCCGGTCTCGAACTGCGACTTACTACCGCTGGGCTACGGCTTCGAGTATCGGCTGCCGGTTTTGCGCGGAGCCCGTTTAACGAAGTAGACCGGACACGGACCACGTCCGCGATGTTTTTTGAAAAGTAGAGTTTCACAGGCTAATGCGTCATCGGTTGCTGATGGCTGGCGGTAATTGGAGTAACGCCGCGAATGCGGGGTCCCGGTATCGAAATGCGAATAACTACCGCTGGAATACGAATACGAATATCGGCTGCCGGTTTTGCGCGGATACAGGGGAATGTGCGGAGAAAATAAACTCCTGGCTGGATGCATTAGCCTTGCCGTTACAAGGCAAAATACACAACGGAGGGGCTGGAAGGTTAGTAGGGAAACCGAAAATCTTCCGACCCATATAAACAATGAAGAGGCATGGCAATCTTTACGAGAGAATCACTTCAACCGAGAATATAAAATTCGCTTATGCCAAAACACGTAAAGGTAAAACTTGGCAACGCCAGGTAAGAGTCTTTGACCTGAATATAGACGAGAACCTAAAGAGGATACAAGAGATGTTAGTTAGCAAAAAATTTAAGACATCGGTATACCGTATTAAATATGTCCACGAACCCAAGGAGCGTATTATTTACGTCGTACCGTTTGCACCAGATAGAATCGTCCATCACGCTTTAATGAACATCCTTGAACCAATTTACAAGCCGATGTTTATTCACGACTCCTACGCCTGCATCGATGGTAAAGGTCTGCACGCCGGAAGCCAGCGGACTATGGAGTTTGTCCGGGTAAATAAGTATTGCCTTAAATGCGACATCTCTAAGTTTTACCCGTCTATAAAACACGACATTCTTTTTAATATCTTACAGCGCAAGATTAAATGCAAAGATACTCTGAACCTAATCAAAGCTATTATTTACGGAATTGGCGGCGGCCAGAACGTCCCGATCGGAAACTACACCAGCCAGTGGTTCGGTAACATCTACCTTAATGAGTTAGATCAGTACGTCAAGCACGTCTACAAGGTCAAAAATTACGTGCGCTATTGCGATGACTTCTTGTTCTTCCATAACGACAAAGCAGAACTGCGCCGGATTGCTAAATACTTAAAGATATTTTTAGATAAAACGCTTGGCTTAAAGATGAGCAAATGCGAACTCTTCCCGGTCTCCCAAGGCGTTGACTTCTTAGGTTACCGGCACTTTCCAAAGTACGTACTCTTAAGAAAGTCAACGGCGATAAGAGTAAAGCGCCGCTTAAAGATATTACCTAAGCTCTTGGCCGCGGGCAGGATCACCCTTATATACTTTCGCTCTTGCATCGCTTCATATACCGGATGGATGCGCTGGGCCAACTGCCACAACTTAGGCCTTAAGCTACAGCTGGACAAACTACAGGAGATATTAAATGTCGCCGGAAAAACAGCCCAAGCGATTTAACGAATTCGCCCGGGAAACTATGCCGTTAGAAGGCAATAAGATAAAACTCGATGACGTGGTTAATCGAGAGATTACGGTATTGGATTATAGAATTAAAGATAGCCATTATAAGAAAGCGAATTGCGAGCTGTGCATGACGTTACAGTTTAAATTAGACGACAAAATATCCGTGATGTTTACCGGCTCCAACGTCCTGCGTGATCAGATAGAGAAATATAAGACTGAAATACCCTTTATCACGACGATAAAGAAAATAGACCGATACTATACATTCACCTAACCAGGAGGAGAATATGAAAGGATTCCCGAAACACCTTAACACAAGATACGACGTAGACTACTGCCTTGAGCATTACCCGGCAGAAACAAAGGCTTTTTTAACCCAGAAGCTGACCGAGGTTAAAGCGTGGCAGGTAACCGGCAAGCTAAAAGACGGCGAGACCGGAAAGAGCAGCGACACGCACAGGGTAGTCGAGGTAAAGGACCAGGTTACCAAAGAGGTAAAGGAACGCTACCAGCACGAATACAAAGATGATCCTAACTGCGAACTCTTCAAGTTAGGGTTTACCGTCAAGGAAGCTGAAGCGTTACTCAAAAAGGAGAAGCAATGAATCCTTTAGAGTGGATAGCTGGTGGCGGGATATTATCTGTAGTGATATTTAGCATTGCCACCTACGTAAGAACAGACAAACAGATAAGCAGGGTCTATGAAAGATTGGACGAGAAAACCGAAAAGCTGGAGCAAGAAACCGTCCAGCAAAAGGTCTGCGACATAGTACATAAACAGGTCGATAAAACCCTGCAGGAAGTTAAGGACAGAGTAGAGTGCATTCCAAAAATAAAAGCGGGGATAGACTTACTGCTTAAGCAAAGCGGATTAAAAAATGATTAAGAATATCCTTAACGACTTCAGGAGGCAGAACGGCAGGCACCCGATTAAGATGGATAATTGGGAAGAGAATCAAAACTGCCTTTGGCATTGCTTACACATGGCCAGAACGCAAGACTTATGCCACGCGCCGGAACATCTGCGGCCTGGCAAATCAGAAGCCTGCGCAGTTAGAGGCTTCTTCCATAACCCTTACGAGACTGTCCGCGCAATAATCTTTGAGCAATTCGCGAACAGTCCTGGACATAGAGATATTATTTTATTTAACGACAACCTTGCCTGCGCTTTTCACGTCGACCAATACCAAGTATACGTGACGATACGCGGCTGGTAAACAAAGGAGGAATAAGATGATTATAGCAATAATTTTAGTGGCATGGCTCGTCGGAATGGCAAGCATGTGGTTTTTAGTCAAATACGGGTTTGTGACTATCCAACCCAAAAAATGAAAGGCAGGTACCATGGCCGAGACCGAGAAATTTGATATTAAAAAATTCTTCTCAGGGTTTATTAGCCCGGTAACTAACGCCAAGAACGTGCAGTTTGTGGTATGGCTGGCCTTGATCGTCTTGGTCGGTTTCACCATTTGGCGGGCCTTCTTTATGCCGAATCAGAGCCAATCGCAGAAATTTATAGTCTACCCTTTCAGCTTTAGCCATATTGACTATTCACCCAGCCAACAGCAGAAACAAGAGGTTAAAAAGCGGCCGTGGTGGCTGCCTATTCCTTTTGTAGAAGGATATGGATTTGCTGAAAGCGATGGCCGGACCGGCGTAGGTGGCCGCGCAGGCGGAAGGTTAGAGTTTTAATGATTGCCTTAAAGATTTTCTTAACCCTGGCCGCGGCCATAGCCTCTTTTATCCTTTACCGGATGGGAGGCTCTGACAGCTGGAATACCAAGTGGCGGGATATGGGATGCCCCACGGTAGCTTTTATAGCCCTGTGGTTCTTGGCAGGCTTTAAATTATCTTACTGGTGGGCTTACCTTTTATCCTTCGGTCTTATGTTTGGCGCCTTAACAACCTACTGGAATAAGAAAGGCGCGCCGGAGAGGTTTATTAACTTCTACCTGCATGGCCTTGGTATAGCACTTGCCTTGGCGCCATACGCCTACGTAAGCCATCACTGGCTTGGTTTTGGCCTTAGAGTGGCCTTACTGCCTTTATTGATAGGTTTCTGGGCTACTAAGATGAACCGGCCAGTGTGGAAGTTTAGAGCCGATGTAGTTAATGAAGGTGGCCGCGGAGCGTGGATACAAATTACCTTACCATTAGTGTTAATATAAAATTCCAAAGGAGCAGTTCCTCCCTGCTTCTTCTAAGAAGCCGGTAGATGTGGCCGCCGAACCACGCAGTATCTACCGGCTCTCTCCTAAAAAATATTTCTGTTAGATTTTGCCATCCCTTGCGTCTATTAGTTAGGAGGTGGCAAAGATGATTAGTCTGACTACTTGGTGGTGGAACTGGCGGCACAGGAAGCTTATCGAGGAAACAAAGAGGATCATCCGCTGGAGGATATTTTTAAATGAGTGTGGGTTAAGAAGATATCACATCTCAACGAAAAATATCTTGCGCCTTTCTAAGTCTGTGCTATAATTTCTCTGCGTAGGAAGCCCTACAAACAAAGATTTTAAGGTGAGGATAGATAATACTATCCGTTGTTCTAAGGGAAATTTTAGGGATGGATTTACTGTTAATGTTCTGTTAATGTTATCTGTCAAGAGACATCTTAATAAGGATAAATAACTCTAAAGATGTCTAAGCCAGGATTGCGACGATAAAGTAAGTTATTGCTGTAAGTTACTGAAAATTAAACACATAAAATTTTGCCGAGGTAGCTCAGTGGTAGGACTGGCAAGTTTTACCTTAAACCCTTGATTTACAAGGGTTTATTTTTTTTGATGTAGTGATTTTTGTAGTGAATCTTAATAAGGAAGCTTCTTTACTGAGGCTTTTTTATGATCCTTTATCAGGTGTGCGTAGTGCTGTTCGGTTACCCTCACGCTGGAATGTCCTAAAAGCTGAGATACAGTATAGAGATCAACTCCACTCATTAATAAATAAGAAGCATAAGCATGCCGAAAGCTTTTAAAATTAATACCCTTTATCTTAGTCGATTTTATGAAGTTTGCGACTATGCGTTTGTGATTGACAGAATCAAAGCATCGACCTGAATTTTTTCTGGCCGATAGAAGCTTTTCCCTGAATTTTTCTGTCATAGGGACAATGCGCTCTTTTTTGGATTTAGTTATAACTTCCCCGCCTCGTTTGATTGTTATATCGTCATTCTCAAAATCTATGTCTGGCCACTCTAACCCATAGGCTTCTTCTATTCTCATCCCAGCATATAGTCCAGACCAAATAGCAAGTTCCACTCGTGGATTTTTTTCTGCTGAATCTATTATTGTTTTAATCTCATCAAGCGTCAATAATTTAAAATGCCGTTGGCCCGGGTTATATCCTTTAAAATATCGTATAGGATTCTCAAAGATAATCTTGCGCCTGACAGCGAAATTAAGCCATGCCTTAAAGGTAGCTATAAGCCGGTTAGCTGATGAAAGCGCAAGCCCATCTTTATTGATGCGATGGTTAAGGTATTCCTGCAGCCTTTTCTCTGTTATCTGATTAACCTTAGTTATCCCGCTCTGCTTTAGAAATTTTTCTATCCTGGACTCATCGTTATCGTTAGTTTTTTTTGTTTTACGATGCTGCGAAGTTTCCATGTAGTCTTTCAGTACTTCCTCACAAGAAACATCCTGGCGAATGATATATTTACCTTCAGCCATTTCTTGGTCTTTTTTGGCCTTTAGATAGATGGCAGTGGAGCGATCCCGAGTACCAAGACTTATACAGTAGGCTTTTCCATGGTACCGGAAGGAGAGCCAGTAGATCTCTTTTCTGCGGTAGAGAGATGACATCAGGTTACCCCTTTAAATAATTCAGATTGAGTAATTCCGAGGAAGCGACATAGCCGTCTTCTTTGCATAGTATTAGGTTCCTGACGGCCCTTTTCCCAATAAGAGACAGTACACTCAGCTACTTTAGCTCCCTTGCCAAGTTGCAACATGGTTAAGTGTTTTTCTTTTCTGAGTATTTTTATCCTATCTTTTAGCTCCATAATATCCTAATCCTGTCTTTTGGATTCATCTACTCTTAAATGTTTTGTAGGTCTATTAGAAGTTAATGATTCCTTTACGATATAATCTTGCATCGCGCTAATAATAAGTTGCGGCCAACCGGCAGAGGTAGTGTCTCCAATATTTCCAACCAGAGAGAAATCTTTTGAGGTTTTTGCTATCACTTTAACCGCAGTCTTTTTTTCGAACTGTTTAATATAGACTCCAGCTACTACATTCCAATCGTGGGCAGTAGAATCGTGATATCCAAATAAAACCCCCTCCTCAAAAGAAGCCCTACGGATAATAAAATCATTTACAGATAAACCATGCTTAGCTGCAAGAAAGATCATCTCCTTGTCCATATTGTCAAAGAAGGTACTGTCTTCATAAGTCCACATTGCAGTACGACCAGTATTGAGGGAATTAAAGTCAACTTCGGATGTCTTCTGTGGTAAGGAAGATAGCGTTGCGCAGCCAGAGATAAGCAATATCAATAAGAATGAAATTACTCTTTCCATTTTGTTTTTTTAATTGGGCGTGGGTTAGTAAAAATAATGTACAAGGTTTTAAGTATATAGAATAGAAATACGGGAAGCAGAAAAAGCGTACCAACCACTATACACAGAAAATAGGGGATACCTACTATTAAGCCTCCAGCCATCAAGGCATTTGACAGCTTGTTCGGGATGCCAAAGATAGTCCCAATCGTAAGTAAAAATCCTAATAAGATTAACAGTAGCAAAGAAGCGCCTACTATTACCTCTAACTTATTAACTTCCCATCCGCCAATCTTCAAAACTTATCCCTCTTCATCTACATAATGCTAATAACGCCCGCCTCTTTTCCGGAGTAAGACTCGGTATAGTCTCCAAAAGGGCCTTAATAGTATTCTTAATATCTTGCGTATTTTTAAAGGTAATAAGCAACGCATTAATGGCGATTGGGTCTTGGATGGCGGCAAATATCTCTGGATGTTTTTTGATAATATAAGCAAATTCTTTAGGAACTTGCACGAACAGAGTATTGCGATCTTCCTTAACAGAAGAAACCCCTCGTATAGCTTTATCCACAAACAAATCTTTAAGTTCAGATTGCAATTTTAGAAATTCCAGTATTTCTTTAGAGGCCCTTTCATAAAGTGCGGATTTAATGAATCCCCCCGCTTCTTCAGCAGTTAATTTTAAAACTTCTATCAGTTTTTGGCATTTCTCCAATGTTGGCGGTTTCTTCCTGCCAGCTTCAATATCGATGATATAGCTAACCGTTACATCTATCTTTTGAGCAATATCAGTTTTTGACAAGTTTTCGCGGTCGCGATATTTAGCTAACAAGTCTTTAAATTTCAATGTAGTTTTCATGTTCATACTCGTAATTTTACTCCTCTTTTTGTAATGTTGCAAGATAAAAAATATTGTAAAAAAATACTTGACAAAACCTAACTGGTGTAGTATACTTAAAACAGTTAAAGAAAAAGGAGGTGCTTAGTAAAATGTTTATCGCCGAGAAATTAAGAAAATGCCGGGAAGAGAAAGAACTCACCCAAACTGATCTGATGTTTAAATTAGATAAAATAGGTTTGCGCATATCACGTCCGACGCTTATAAATTGGGAAACTGGCGTAACCACCCCAGACGCTAATGAAATTGCTACATTAGCTAATTTTTTTAATAAGCCTATTCAATATTTTTTTGATCAGAAACAACACCTAAATGGTGAGGTTAATTAAATGCCTCTATCTGGAGTAAATAAACTTTGTGCGCAATGTACAGAAAAATGTAAGCAATGGAAACAAATTACCGTTGTTTCATGCCTTTGTTTTCAAAGTAACCAGAGGCTTCTGCCATATTCAAATAGGGGTATACCCTTCAAGCATAGCGAAACGCACCAGAGTCCCATAGTGACACGCGTTTTAGCAAATAATACAAGGGTAGCCAAAACTGAGAAAATTGATTGTGGGGCAAATTTAGGCCCTTTTGTCAAAGAACAATTAGCTACTGCTTAAAGTAGCAGTTTTTTTATGTCTGATAAACGTACTGAAATCATTTATTTAAGATTACCAGCAGCCTTACGTAAAAGCATAGAACATGAGGCCGAAGCCAATATGCGTACATTAACCCAAGAAATCCAGTATCTCATAGAACAGGGGCTTTATGTTACCAAGTTTAAACCAGGATTCTATAAGCGTCAAGTAAGAAAGGTTGACGAAACTTAACAAAGATTGCAGGAGGGGATAAGTGGCTAATTTTATTAATAAGGATGCAGTTAAAAATTATATCCAAAGAAATAACAGGGAAGTGTGTAACGCAGATTTAGTAAGTTTAGAATGTTTTGTCTTTGGAATCGTTCTTGATTGGATAAGACAGTCGAAGAACAAAACATTAAACGACTTGAATGGCAAAATGATGGCGGTTATAGCGCATGAAAGGATGAAAAGAGATAGGAAATTAGCTCGCGAAAAAGTTTGTTATGTTGCCAAGTGTCGTCGCTATAAGAAAGAGAAGTCTTGACATGCAAAGCGAATTTATAGGAGTTGAAGAAATAGCAGCAGAATTACACCTTAGCCTTGGATACGTTCGGAACAACTGGACAGATATACTTCCTGGGCTAAAACCACAGAAAACGAGAGCTAAGCAAAGAAAACTTTTGTTTTTCCGGGACGAGTTTAAGCAGTTGTTTTTGCAGCCAAAATAAGATGCCTAATGAAATTTTTGATGAAGAAGAGCAGTATGATCCGGATGACCCCGGACACGAAAGAGACATCAGAGAGGATTAGTATGAACGATTACTATAGGCAGAGGATAGAAGAATCCCCATTTAATGCGGTGGTTGTGCTGGGGAGCATAGCGATAGCAGGGATTCTTTTAGTTTTAAGGGCTATATTTCATTAACGGGATTGGAGGAGACAATGATTAAGAGACTGGTAATTAAGGATTGTTTGGGGATTGAAGAACTTGCTATCAATCCCGGTAAAGTAAATGTGATATCTGGCGGCAATGAGCGAGGTAAAACTTCAATTCTTGAGACTATAGAAAAGGCCCTTTATAACACTAAGCGCCGCGCGCGCTTTGTGCGTACGGGCGCAGACAAGGCATACATTGAACTGGAAACCGACAACGGGATAAATATACGCCGGACTGTTAAAGAGGATGAAGCTGGCTTAGATGAAGGTTCGGTTAAAGTAACGCAGGGTGGGGTGCCGGTAAAGGCCCCTGAGACCTTCCTTAAGGATTTATTTGGGACTAACGGAAAACGGGGTAAAGATGTATTCGCTTTTAATCCGGTCGACTTCATGCAAAAAAAGGATACTGAGCAGACGGATATTTTGCTTAGCCTTCTGCCTATCACTGTAACATCGAATGAAGCTCTAAAATGGTTTGGAGAAGCCCCAAAGGTAAATTACGAGAAGCATGGTCTGCAAGTGTTAAAAGCCTTGGAAGAGTGGTTTTATGAAGCAAGGCGTGAAGCAAACTCTAAGGTAAAGGCTACAGATGATGAATGCTTGGCCATAGCAAAAAGGTTGCCGGATAACTACGAGATAGGCGTTTGGGAGAAGGTAAACCTCGGAGAACTATTTGCAGAGCTCAACGCCGCTCAAGAAACAAACAGGGACATTGTAGAAAATCGTAAGGTATTAGAGGCATACGAAACAGAAGTAGAAGCCATAGATAATAAATATGGTTTGCAGGTAAAAGAGGCTTATGAGCAAGAAGCCTCTGATTTAAAGAAAATAAAGGAAGATATTGATGAACAGCTGAGTGCCATTAGCCAAGAAGTTGATGATATCAATAGCCAAATACAAAAGCTTGAAAAGCAGAGGGATGATCTCGTATCAAAAGCTGACGTATTGGTAAAGGTTACTCTAAGAGAAAGAAGCGGTACTATTGCCGCTACAACACTGGAAAAAACAAAAAATATCGCTAAGAATAAAGAGGAAGAATTCGCTCGGCTTAAAACTAAGAAAAAGGAAGCCGAGTTTTTTATTGACGTACATCAGCCTATTGATATAGCCCCGATAAATAACCGCTGCACAGAAGCCGAATATATGAAGTCTTTTATTCCTTTAGCTAAAGAAGTAGGCGCGCTACAGGCCCGGCTAAAAGAAGAAATGGCTAAGGCTGAGCATTACGATAAATGCGTTGAGATAGCCAGGCTTAAACCGCATGATTTGCTTGCCACAGTAGAATTACCGGTTAAGGGCCTTGGGGTTGATGGACGCGGAATTGTAACGATAAATGGTTTGCCTCTGTCAAACCTATCCACAGCCAAACAAGTAACTACCTGTCTTGATATTGCTCGTATTCTCGCAAAAGACAATCCACTTAAATTGATCTGCGTGGATAAGCTTGAACATCTTGATGAAACTGTCCGGGCAGAATTCCTACAGCAGATAGAGGCAGATAAAGAGTTTCAATTCTTCGTGACTATCGTTACTGACGGAGAATTACTCGTAGAGACGAAATGACGATTACTGGCATAGGTGCTTATATTGTTTTGCAAAATAGTCTTAGGCTTATAAAGAAATTGAAGCGAAAACTAAGATCTCGCGGGGTAGCCAAGCGGAAAGGCGTCCGGTTCATACCCGGATAAGCGTGGGTTCGATTCCCACCCCCGCAATAAATAGGGTGGTGAGGGTCTGCTAACCACAGCCCGGAAATAAGAAGTGGCAATTAGATGAACGTCTCCCCGGACGTGCCATGAGGAAAGAATCATCGAGAGAGTACCGCGCCTATGTAAAGACGGGTGGTTCCGATACAAGCGCGGACTCTCGTATCAATAAACTAAAAGGAGTAATAAATGGATTGGACAAAAGAACAAATAGAAGCGCGTAAAACCTACATCGGCGGAAGCGATGCCGCGGCAATTCTTGGTCTCTCCAGGTACAGAACCCCTCTTGAGGTATGGGCTATTAAGACAGGACAGGTTACCCCGCTTGATATTTCCGATAATACTCCTGTAAAGCTCGGCAATAAGCTTGAGCAGGCCGTAGCTGAGTTTTTTATGGATGAAACAGGTAAGAAGGTAGTGCCGGCGGAAAAGATGTTTTTCCATCCAAAATACTCATTCCTTGGGGCCAATATAGACCGTCTTGTGGTTGGTGAACCTGCAGGGCTTGAGTGTAAAACGGCCAATCAATTCAAGATGAGCGAGTGGCAGGTAGAAGAGATCCCACAAGAATACCAGGTACAATGCCTTCACTATATGGCTGTAACCGGATTGCCTATCTGGTACATCGCGGTGCTTATCGGAAACACAGCTTTTCTGTGGAAAGTTTTTGTCAGAGCGGATGCAAAGGTTAACCTTCCTGATATGCCTAAAGAGTACATCAATATAGTTGCTCCAGAGACTCTTAATAATATCGTAGAAAAAGAAGTTTATTTCTGGAATACCTTTATTGTCCCGAAGGTTATGCCTATGCAGGTAACTTCACAAGATGACGATATCCTCTATAGGCTCTATCCGCAAGCTGCCAGTGAAAGCATTATAGAGCTTGGCGATGATGCCAGTCGCGTATGCGAGAGCCTTGATTCTATGCAGGCAGACTACGCAGTGCTTGAAAAAGAAATTGACGAGCAAAAGAATACGCTGCGGGCAATGCTAAAAACTTACGAAACTGGCGTAACAGCAAAATACAGAATTACCTGGAAAAACCAGAAAGAGAGGAGGGTTGACGTCGAATTATTCAAAAGAGAAGAACCGGGTTTATACGAGAAGTATGCGAAACCAAAAGAAAAACGAGTATTACGGATTTCAGTAAAAAAGTGAGGAGGAACAAATGGCTAAACAAACAGATGTAGCGGGAGCGATAAGTAAAGCGACAGATCAAAAGAGTTTAGAGGCGTTAATTAGAGGAGCATCTAAGGATTTTGCTCAAACATTGCCGGCATTCATGAGTCCGGAGAGACTTGTTGGAATAGCATTGACATCAATAAGACTTAATCCGGAGTTGCTTAAGTGCACACCGGAAAGCTTTATGGGTAGTTTATTTGTGCTTGCTCAGCTTGGGCTTGAGCCTATTGCTGGCCGCGCGTACCTCTTGCCGTTTAAAAATAAGCGCAAGATAGGCGAAAACTGGGTGGTTATTCCAGAGGTACAGGCACTTATAGGATACAAGGGCTTAGCTGAGTTATTTTATCGGCACGCAAGTACTCTCTCCATTGAAATGCAGACCGTGCATGAGAAAGACCAGTTTGACTATAACTACGGTACGGATAGCTTTATTAAGCATAAGCCGGTACTGGGAGATCGCGGGCCCGCAGTAGGATATTACGCTATTGCCAAAATGAAATCTGGCGGTTGCGTATTCCGGTTTATGTCAAAAGCAGAGTGTATAGAACATGGTAAGAAGCATTCCAAGACATACGATAAAGATAAGAATAATTTTTACCCAAGCTCTCCCTGGGCCAAGGATCCTGACGCAATGTGCATGAAGACGGTTTTGATACAGCTGGCTAAGCTTTTGCCTCTGTCCGTAGAAATGCAGCGCGCCATATCCATCGATGAGACCAGCCGCGAATACCGTAAAGGCATTGATAACGCCCTTGATCTTCCAGTTACTACAACCTGGGAAGAGCCTGCAATAGAAACAACTGGGGCGCCGCTTAAAGAAAAAAAGGAGTTAGGGCCGGCAATAGTATCTCCACTGTCAAAAAATATTCTGATTACGATTGAAAATTGCAGGAAGAAACTGAACAATGAAGAAAGATTTACTGCTATTCTCGGCGGGTTAGGCTTTGAAAAAGTAGAGGAGATACCGAATATTGATAAAGCTAATGAGTTAATCAGGGAAGTAAGTAAGGCATACGCAAGCCAATAGAAAGGAGAGGTATGGTAGAGACTATTCAGCATTATAACGCAGGGACAAGAACTTTTGAACAACCAGTTAGTCAGAAAATAAAAAAGCTTCTTGAGTTAGGGCTGGTTCGCAAAATAACTGATGGTCTCTACCAATGCCTGCCTATTCCGGGCTACAACATAACTACCTATACCATAAGAGAGCTTATGGGTCGTTTGGCGTGCAACTGTCAAAGAGGTCGTAAGGGGTTAGAGTGTAGTCACGTACGGGCTGTAAGAATTTACCAAAATCAAACAGAGCACATAAAAGAGGAACAACTGCATCTATTATAACCGGAGGAAGCATGTTTAATAGAACGTTTATTGTTGGAAACTTAGCCAAAGAACCTGAATTAAGATTTACTCCGCAAGATACCGCAGTTTGTAATTTAAGGATAGCGTCAAATCACATCATTAAGAAAAAGGACGGACAGGATAAAGAAGAGGTGCTTTTTATTACTGCTACTGTATGGGCTAAACGCGCGGAAAACTGCGCTAAATACCTTAAGAAAGGCAGCCACGTATTTGTTGAAGGCCGGCTGGTTACTCGGTCATGGGAGCAGGATGAGCAAAAGAGATCAGTTATAGAATTGCACGTAGAAGACATTCAGTTCCTTGATCGGATAAAAGAGGGAACTTCATCAGAGGAAGAACCGGGAGAATAACGTGGCCAGAAAAAGACAGCTTGATCCGGAATTCTTTACGGATGAAGAGATAGCGGTGCTTCCTTTCTCCGGGCGACTATTTTATGCAGGTACTTGGTGTAACTGTGAAGATACCGGAGTCTTTGAGGTAAAACACCTAACCCTTAAAGCCCAGATATTCCCTCACGATATAATTGACACCGAACCTCTTTATAGTCAGATAAGAAACAACGGAAAATACATAGAATACCGGGTAGACAATAAGATTTATGCTTTTATTAAAGGGTTCCACAACCGGCAAATTATACAATGGCCGTCAAGATCGCACCTACCATTACCACCTTCCCCATATCTTGAGTTAATCCCAGAGAAAATAAGGAAACTCAATGACTCCTCAATGAGCCCTCACAGTGTGCTCAGCGAGTCCTCACGAAGAATAGAATTGAATAGAATAGAGAAGAATAGAGAAAGAACACAGCCTTATTGGGCTGCTTTTAAAGAAGAATCTCAAAAACAGATGGAAGAAGTAAGTAAGGGATTTAATGTTTATAAGCTCTTAGGAAAGCTTAAAAAAATGAGAGGCGTAGAAGTCCCCGAAGAAGTTGTTAATAGAATTTGTGCAAGCTATATAAAAAATAAGGCAGGAATAAAAAAGCTTTGGCCCTGGTTCTTGGTAACTGCCAAGAAGGAATGGGAAGTTTGGCACGTTGGTCAGCAGATTAAAGAAGGTGAAGAATGGAAGAAGACTCCAGTGTCTCCACTTATAGCGCAGTTACTGGCAGGGATGAAGATAAAATGAGAAGATTTGGATATCGCAATAGAAAATTTGGCGGAGAAGAAAGAGTACTTATTCGCAAGCATGAAGAACAGACGCTCCAAGAGTGGTATGTATTTTTATTGAATTCTTGGAGTATTTTATTTTGCGCTTCTACTCAAGGCATGAAATTAAGCAGGGGCGTAGCTATCAAGCTTAAGCGTATGGGGTATAAGGCAGGTTATCCTGATGTGACTATCTTGGAGCCGCGCGCCGGTTGGCACGGTATGTTTACGGAGTTGAAGGTCAAATCTTCTCCCAGTGAAGAACAAAAAAAATGGAGAGATGAATTATTAAAACGCGGTTTTTACGCAATTATTGTACCTGGAAAATTTGATTTCCCCGAAGCAAGAGAATACTTAGAAAAAGAGACAAGCCGTTATCTCTTGGGACAGATTAAGCGGCCAACACCAGAGCAAACCTGCCCGCATTGTTTTCTGGATAAAGCTATCCGCAATCCATCAGGATATTGCGATCATCTTTATTACCCGGACAGCTGCGAAGTTTGCCAAACAATAAGGAGAGAAGGGTGAAAATATTTAATGTTGAAATATCAACAGAAGTAAAATTGGTCTTAAAAGCAGGTAAGGTTTCAGGCAGTAATTATTATTTACCGCCACAACAGCTTGATAGAAAAATGTATTTAGAAGTTAATAAAATACTCGAATTGCTCGGCGGTAAGTGGAATCGCTCCGCTAAGTGTCATATTTTTCAAGATAGCATAGCCTCACAATTAAAAGAAGTCTTAGAAGAAGGTAGGGTAATTGACAAGAAAAAGACTTACCAGTTTTTTGAAACTCCTGATGAAGTGGCTATGGAACTGATAAATCTTGCTGAAATCTTAGAGGGCGATGACGTTCTTGAACCAAGCGCTGGGCATGGAGCAATAGCAAAATATCTTCCCAAAGGAAGCACTCTTATTGAAGTGGATAATGAGAAGTGCGCCAAATTAAAAGCATTAGGCTTTGCTCCTATCTGTCAGGATTTCTTGACTTATACAGAGAAGAAGTTTGATAGGATTATAATGAATCCGCCTTTTACCTCTGGGCAAGATGTAAGCCATATTCTTCACGCTTATTCTCTGCTTAAAAAGAGTGGGCGTATTGTTGCGGTGGCGCCTTCAATGATAACAGAGAAATTGCAGAAAAAATACAGAGCAGTACAGTCTTTGATAAGCGAGGTAATTGATTTGCCGGACTGCTCTTTTGAAGAAAGCGGGACTAAGGTTAATACTAAAATCATAATTCTAAACAAGGAGGGTTAAGTGAAGGAAGAGATCATTAAGCTACTGGAGTTAACTAAGCGGGAAGGCATGGATAAGCTGATAGAGTGGCTTATTAAAGATGGGTTTTTTGAATCCCCTGCCTCTACAAGATTTCACGGCTGTTATTCAGGAGGCTTAGCTACCCATTCACTCAACGTACTCAAGAACCTTAGAAGATTTATTGATGCACTTCATTTAGAAGTCCCGGTGTATTCGGTTGTCATTGCCACCCTGCTTCATGATGTCTGTAAGATAGGGGCCTATATTGGGAAAGAGAAACCGTATTCTTTTAACAAAATGCAGCCTGCAGGCCATGCTAAGTTATCGCTGGAGAGAATTAAGAAGTTTATAGAGCTTACCGAATTGGAAGAGAAGATGATTCTCTATCACATGGGAGTATATGGCTTAGTGGAGTTTCAGGATCCAGGGCAAGAGCACAAGGGTGAGTATAACCTGAGAAATGAAGGAATGGCTAATGCTTGGTTTCATTATCCTATCGTTAAGCTTATGTATTTTTGCGACGAGATAGCCACACTTCAAGAGAAAGCTGAGGAGAAAAAATGAGCCATAGGAGAGCAAAGAAGATTAGGAAGAGTTTGTTTTTACGCGGTATTCCAACTACCACAGGAGAGTATTATAAAAACGGTTCAACAGGCGAGATCCATGCCAGCAAGGCACGCAGGAATTATCAAAGGCTAAAGAAATTAACAGGGGAGAAGCGTCTTAATGGATAAAACTATCCTTGCAGTTGATCTTTTTTGCGGCGGCGGTGGCACTTCAACCGGGCTTAAAAAAGCATGTGAATCTTTAGGGCTTATACTTAAGCTTATTGCTATCAATCATTGGGGGATTGCTATTGCTACACATTCAGCTAATCATTCTTACGCAAAGCATATTTGCGAGAATATAGACAACGTCAATCCCAGAAAAGTTGTTCCTGGCGGTCGCTTAGGAATACTCGTTGCTTCCCCAGAATGTACCCATCACTCTAACGCCCGCGGTGGGAAGCCGTGTTCTGATCAATCCAGGGCGTCAGCCTGGCAGATTGTGCGCTGGGCTGAAGCTTTATACATTGAGAACATTCTTATAGAAAACGTCAAGGAGTTTCAGTCTTGGGGGCCCCTCGATAAGCGCGGACGTCCAATGAAAAGCCGTAAGGGCGAAACTTTCCGGGCATTTATAATTGCTTTAGAGTCTTTAGGCTACAAGGTAGATTTTCGGGTACTTAATGCAGCTTACTACGGGGATCCTACCACGCGCGAAAGGCTATTTATTATTGCCCGGAGAGGAAATAGGAAAATCAACTGGCCGGATCCTACGCATACGCCTGACGGCAGCAGTAATTTGTTTGGTAAGACTAAGCCTTGGAGAACGGCGCGGGAAATCATAGACTGGAGTATTCCAGGGCAGAGTATATTCTCCCGAAAGAAACCCTTAAGTCAGAATACTATGAATAGGATTTATGCTGGCTTAAGAAAATTCTCCAGTAAAGAGCTTGAGCCTTTTTTGGTAATGCTTTACGGAACGAATGATGCCCGTTCAATAAACCGTCCAATGCCTACAGTTACTACCAGTGGGAATCACGCTGCACTTTGTGAGCCTTTTATTGTCCAGTTCAATCGCAATAGTAAGCCGGTTTCAGTTAAAGAGCCATTGCCGGCTCAAACTACAAAAGAACATTTCGGAGTTTGTAGTCCGTTTCTTGTGGAATATTATGGCAACGGCAAGGCCCATTCAATTGATAAACCAACGCCCACAGTTACCACAAAAGATAGGTTTGCAGTATGCGAACCGTTTATTGTTCCTAATTTTACTGAACGCAAAGGACAACATCCACGTTGTCGTAGTATAAATAAACCGCTTCCTGCGGTTACGGGGCATGGGGCAGGGGCCTTAGTACAACCTTTCTTAGTAGGGATAACTCAAACCGGAGGAGGAAAACGCATCCGTTCCATAGACTCCCCAGTTCCTACACTTTGCACTAAAGAAGAATTTGCTTTATGCGAGCCTTTCGTTTTAGGTCAACAAAGTTGCTCAGCTCCCCGGTCAGTAGACAAACCAATTATGACAGTAGCGGGAGCCGGAGCAATATCTTTAATTCAACCAATAATTAACGGGAAAAAACTGGATATTCATTTCCGCATGCTTAAACCTCACGAGTTGGCGCGTGCAATGTCCTTCGGAGATGACTATAAATTTGAAGGCAACAGAGAAGAGCAGGTTAAGCAGATAGGCAATGCCGTTCCGGTTGAGCTCGCGAAAGCGCTATGTAAGGAGTTATTAAATTGAAGGTTGCACGGATATTCCCAAGCAAAACTAAGTTTTCTCCTACTGATCAGGATGCTTATTTTGATGAGCCAGGGCTCTTTACTCCTTATTACGATTTTGCTCTTATTTCAGTAGCTTTTACATGGGATAAAGTTAAGGCTCAGAGATTAGCTGAGGCGTGGAAAAATAATGCTTCAACTGTGAAAATAGGTGGCCCTGCCATAGATGGAGAGAGTAGGGAACCTTTTTCAGCTGGGAAGTTTCTGAAACAAGGTATAACGATAACTTCACGCGGTTGTGACAAGGTAGGTTGGGGCCCTGGCTATTGCAAAAACTGTCGTGTGAGTAAAGGGATAATAGAGTTTGACGATTTTCCCGCTGGAAACATACTACAAGACAATAATTTTATCCAGTGTAGCGATAATCATATAGGGAAAGTTTTAAGCATGCTTGAAACCCAACACAGAATAAAATTTGCGGGCGGGTTAGATAAATACCTTTTGACTAAGAAATTTGCCTCTGCAATTAAAGGTTTGAGCATAGAGCAGATTTTTCTTGCTTGTGATAATACAAAGGAAATAGGGGTTTTAGAGGACGCCGTGGCTATATTGAATGAGGCAGGTTTCAATCAACATAAAATATATTGCTATACGGTGGTTGGAAAAGATATGCAGAAAGAAGAAAACAGGTGTCGGAGGATCTATGAAGCCGGGGCTACTCCTTTCGCGCAGCTCTACCGGGATCCAGAGGGGAAGATAAAATATTCCCAGGAATATAAGTTATTTGCGTGTGCTTGGAGTCGACCGGCAATTATCAATACGAGAGCTAAGAATAATTGGCCACAAATTAAACATCATAGCGCATTCAAGAGATTGTTTAACTAAACAGAAAGGAGTATCAAGTGAGCAAAAGACCAAAAGCAATAGGTGAATTTGTAATTGTGCAGCTGATTGAAGAAGAAGGTGGGCAAATAGTAGTACCGGATATCGCTAAGGGGGTAATTAAATCCGGTTCAGTATTTCGGGTTATAGATGTAGGCGCGCAGTGCAAAAGTGGCATTAAGCGTAACGATCAGATAATCATATCCGCGCCAGCTTCAACTGAGTTTGACTACGACAAAGAGCATTATTTTGCGCTGCCAGAGGCCCGGATAGCCGTGGTAATTAGATAATGGCTTTAGAACCTACGGGTTTTTGTTGGAATTGTGGCCGGCAAATAAGTGAAGGATTGTTGTTTTGTCCTGCGCCTAAGAAATGCGAAAATCAGTATAAGAAAAAACAAACGGCTGGGATAAGACAGGGCAAGCGCGCAGGATATGGCGCAGCTGGGAGCATGCACTAATATGCTATGCAAAGAAGCTATAATTTTACTTAAGCAGGTTAAAGATTTAGGCTATAAGGCTAATGACTGGGAAAAGGGTTTTATCTTGAGCATATTGACATTGGCGCAAAGAGATCCGAATAAGCCCTTAAGTTATAAGCAGTCTACAGCCACTGAAAATATCTATCGGAAAGCCGCGGGTGGTGGTGATTACGAGAAGAGACAATACGGATAAAGGAGGCCTTAAAAAAGGTAGATAGTATGAAAAGAATTTACATTGCAGGTAAGTATAGTGCAGATAATATTTTAGGCTGTCTCAGCAATATCCACGACGGGATAAAAAAAAGTGTTGAAGTTTTAAAACAAGGGGATGCTCCTTTTTGTCCGTGGCTTGATTACCAATTTCACTTTTTTGACAAGACATTAACCATTGAAGATTATTACCGTTATTCTATGGCTTGGCTTGAGGTATCGGATGAGGTTTGGGTGTTACCTAATAGCGAAAATAGCAAAGGAACGCGGGCAGAGATAACGAGAGCTAAAGAGTTAGGAATAAAAATTAAATATCTATGAAAAAATACCAAATTATATATGCTGATCCACCTTGGAATTATCAAGATCAAGGTTGCCAGGGGACTATGGCTAATCACTACAAGGGGATGCGCTTAGAGGATATTAAAGCACTCCCGGTAAAAGATATTACTTCGGAGGATGCTGTTTTATTTCTTTGGGCTACTTATCCGATGCTCAAAGAAGCCTTGGAAGTAATAAGCGCTTGGGGATTCAAATATAAAACAATCGCTTTCCAATGGGTAAAGCTCAATAAGAAAAACGGTAAATACTTTTTTGGCTTAGGCCGGTGGACCCGGGGAAACACAGAGCCTTGCCTATTGGCTACCAAAGGACACCCCCGGAGAGTAGACAACTCAGTTTCTCAAATAATAGCATCCCCACTCAGGAAACATAGCCAAAAACCGGAAGAGGCGCGCGATAAGATTGTTTCTTTGCTGGGGGGGGGTATTAGTAAAATTGAACTTTTCGCACGTGAGAGAGCGATTGGTTGGGACGCCTGGGGCAATGAAGTAGAGAGTGATATCAATATTGATGAGGTACTGAAATGAAAAGTCTTTGCGAGACCTGTATTTTTAAGAAGCTATGCAAAGAATCCGACACTGAGGTTTTTGAGTGTGATTATTATAAAGGGGGAGCGATGGAAAAATTAAAAATAATATCTTCGGAGTTACCAGTGTTACAGGTCGGGTTAAGTATTAAAGAACCACACAGGAAGCTGCTTAAATCTTCCAAGGTTAGGAAGTGGCTAAAAGAAACTGAGCAGCTCGTGAATAAAGAACTAAGAAAGCCAGAAGTTCGTAAGAGAATCAAAGAAGCAGTTTCTCTCGGCGTCTCTATAGATATGTTTTTAGGCGGAAGCGATGCTGTAGAGGAGCTTTTAAGGAGAAGAAGAAAATGAGCTTACTCTGTAAGCTGGGCCTGCATAGATGGAAATACAAAACAACTCCTTCCGGGTTTCTTGAGCTTGATCTCCTCTTTGCGGATATGACACGGTATTGCGAAAGGTGTGAGCGGATTGAAAAAGGAACAGTGATTTTTATGTCTCCTTTTCCCCCTGCTTGGAAGAAGATTGAATTTAAAAAAAAGAAAGAGGTAGAAGTATGACCTCTGAAGAAGTTTATGGGTTAATGAAAAAGAAATTTGAGGCCTGCCATTGGGGACAGATTTTGGTTCCTGAGTATACTTATGGATCTTTAAGGATTGACGCTATGCTTGTGGATACGGAACATCGTTGGCTTAGGGGCTTTGAAATAAAAGTGTCTCGCGCCGATTTTTTACAAGACTGTAAATGGCAAGAATATTCAAAGTTTCTTTCTTCTCTCTGTATAGTTTGTCCTGAAGGCCTAATAAAAAAAGAGGAAATCCCAAAACCGTTTGGCTTGGCTTATGTCAAAGATGAGTGGCCATATATGAGTTATATTTCTAACTGCAAGAATTTTCAGAAGAGAGAGGCATTGGCGTGGCAGAATTTATATCTAAGCGTAATTGAAAGAGAACTTATAAGATTGGATGTCGCGTAAACAACTTGACAAAATGACAAGTTTATGATAAGCCGAGATTAACGGGAGGGGAAGAATGATAGCAGTTGGAGAGGAAATAGTAAGGTTAGCGGTAGGCGATTATTTTGAGATCATATATACGAAGATGATGTTGGCGGTAGCCAAGCGTGAACTCAAAATAGCCCGGATTAGCTTACGCCTTAGTAAGCGCGAGGGGTAGATGGGTAACCACCGGGGAAGGTTAATAAATCGTATTAAGGCATGTGTAGCTATACTAAGGGGGTTTTCAGTAGTTGTTGGTTTTAAGATTGAAGAAGGTAATTTAAAAGCAAAACGAGCTTATTTTTATAATAATGAGATTGGCGAGAGCGTTAAGTGTAACGGGATACCTCTCATTGAAAGTATAAGGATGTTTAAACCATGAGCAAAGAACTTAAAGATAAAAAACAAAAAAAAGAAAAAGCCCGTCCTCTTTCAGCACAGCAAGAGGATTTTTGCTTGCAGTATATTAAAGATTATAACGGTACGCAAGCAGCCATAAGAGCAAGGTATTCAGCGCACACAGCGCAAGCGCAGGCTTCCCGGCTGTTAACAAATGTTATGATTAGAGGAAGAATCAATGAATTACTGGAAGAGCGCTTCAAAGTCGTTAAGCTTGATGTAAACAGGATTTTAAGGGGTTTATTAAAAGCGGCGGAAATCGATATCAGGATGGCTTATGATGAAGACGGTAATCTTCTACCGGTTAAGGATATGCCTGAGCCTCTTGCAAAAGTAATATCAGAAATAAAAACAGAAGAATTGTTTGATGGTTATGGTAAAGACCGTGAGCATATCGGTACGGCAAAAACAATAAAGGTTGTTGATAGACTGAGGGCTCAAGAACTCTTGGGTAAACATTTAAAAATGTTCACCGATATCACTGAACACAGAGGCTTAGAAAATCTCGCAGAACAATTAAAGAAAGCAAGGCAAAGAACATGCCAGAGCTCGACCGCGAAGAAGAAATAAAAGCCGAACTTCAGCTTGTTGAAGACATGGCTTCATTTGAAAAGGATCCGTACGGCTGGGTTCTTTTTTCTTTTAGGTGGGGTGAAGATGAGCTTGAAGGATACACAGGCCCGGATAAATGGCAGGAAGAGGTTTTAAAGTACATTCGGGATCAGTTGCAAGCCGGTAAAAAGACGGTTCAGGAAGCTGTAAGCTATGTTGTCCAGATTTCGGTGGCTTCAGGTAATGGGCCTGGTAAGAGCGCGCTGGTTGCTTGGATTATCCTTTGGGCTTTATCGACCTTTGAAGATACGCGCGGAGTTGTTACTGCTAACACAGAGACTCAGCTGCGCACTAAGACGTGGGCTGAACTTAGTAAATGGTACAGGCTTTTTATAGCTAAGCACTGGTTTGAACTTACAGCTACAGCCATATACGCCAAGAGCAAAGAGCATGAGCGTACCTGGAGAATAGATCAGGTTCCTTGGAGTGAGCATAATGTTGAGGCTTTTGCCGGCTTACACAATAAAGGCAAGCGCATACTCCTTGTTTTTGATGAGGCTTCAGCTATTCCTGACAAGATATGGGAGACAGCAGAAGGTGCGTTAACTGACTTAGGAACTCAGATACTGTGGCTTGTCTTTGGAAACCCTACCAGAAATACCGGCCGCTTTCGTGAATGCTGGGGAAAGATGCGGCATCGCTGGAAGCAATGGCAGCTTGATATTCGTAAGTCAATGCTCGTTAACCAAAAAAAGGTTAGAGAGTGGATTGATGACTTAGGAATAGATAGCGACTGGGTGCGTGTGCACGTGCTTGGGCTTTTTCCTAAAGCTGGAGATCTGCAATTTATTCCTACTGATTTAGCAGAGGCAGCCCGCGGCAGGCAGATAGAAGCGCATAAATATAATTTTGCTCCCAAAATAATCGGCGTAGATATGGCTTGGACTGGCGGGGATGAAATAGTTATTGGTATACGACAAGGCTTGGTATATCGGCAACTGCAAACATTCCAGAAGAATGACAATGACGCTTTGATAGCGGCAGCAGTGGCCGCATGGGAAGATAGAGAGAAAGCCGACGGAGTTATTATTGACTTAGGTTACGGCACAGGCGTTTATTCTTTTGGTAAACAGATGAATCGGCAATGGCTGCTTTGTTCTTTTGGCTCTAAATCAACAACGCCCGGATATGCTAATAAGCGCGCTGAGATGTGGGGCAAGATGAAGAAGTGGCTTGAAGAAGGCGGTTGTGTTCCTGATGACCAAAAGTTAATTGACGATTTAACTGGCCCGGAATCTTATCCAAATTTAAAAGGCGAGATAGTCCTTGAGTCTAAAAAGACAATGAAAGATAGGGGTCTTGCTTCACCAAGCAGGGCAGATGCTCCCGCAATTACCTTTGCCTTTCCCATTACTAAAAAGAAGTCTAACGAACAGCCTCAATTCGCCAAGAACGATTACGACCCCTTCGCAAACAAATAGGACTTGACAAAATGACAAGTAGATGATATAAAATAATTACGCGTGAGGTAGCGCCTCACAAATCATTTTAACCAATCTGTGCACAGCAGGTTGGTTATTTTTTTGGGCTGTTCTCGTCGACGAGCGGGGACAGCCCTATTTTTTTAACTCTCAAACAAAGGAGTGAAATATGTGTTTCGGTGGCGGAGATACTCCAAGCACCACAACATCTAAAACAGCGACACCTCCTCCTTCAACGGCAATAAAATCTTCCACAGATGTTACTTCTTCTAATCTTGCAGAAAAGAAAAGACGGCAAGTCGCAGCTGTTAAATACGGTATAAGTAGCACAGTTAAGACATCGGACTCCGGTGATACATCAGGAGTTAATCTTCTTATGCCTGCCATTTTAGGCGGCCAGAAAACTAAGTTAGGATAAATATGCCTGAAGCAGTAGTAGAAAAAAAGAAGGTTGGTATAGGATTGCTCAGGGCAATGTTTGAGCAGCGCGTTAGCGCAATGAAGAGCGAAGGTCAACGGTATTGGCCGACGTATAAAGATATCAAACTCTATGAGGCCCCCACACGGGGCTTTTTTGATGATCAGCCTAATGACGGAAAGGCTATAGATCATAAGACGCTTCTTGACGAGCACCCTCAATATTGTAGCAGGACTCTTGGCTCTGGTATCTCAAGCGGTATGACTTCTCAGGTCAGGCCTTGGTTTAAGCTTGGAGTATCTGACCAAGACTTAATGGATAATCAAAACGTTAAACTGTGGCTTGATACCGTGGAAGAGCGTATGCGTAATGTTTTCCAGCGCTCAAATATCTACGGGGCATTGACTTCGTTCTTTGAAGAGTTGGGAAGCTTTGGGACAGCGGCAATGTATATCGGGGAAGATTTTGATTCTGTTGTTAGAGCCAGGAATTTTACCGCAGGCGAATATTTCTTAAGCGTTGGCCCAGATGGAAGAGTTAACGGATTCGCGCGTGAATTCTGGATGACCGTTGACCAACTCGTTAAGGAGTTTGGCAAAGACAACGTAAGCGATACCGTAAAGAAATCCTATGAATCAAAGAGGGCGGCTGAATTAGGTCAATGGATTAAAGTAATCCATCTTATTGAAGAAAATGATGACCGGGTGCCGGATAAGGCAGATTTCCAGAATATGAAATACCGGTCAATTCAATGGGAGTCAGGATCCCCAGCAGATACTTTCTTACGCATAGGTGGTTATAACGATTTCCCTGTTTTGACTGCTGTCTGGGGAGTTACTACTTCAGCGGATATTTATGGCAAGGGTGCTCCGGGCTGGCTTGCTTTAGGTGCTTCTAAAGGCCTTCAGAAGCTACAGAAAGACAGGTATCTTGCTCTTGACTTACAGTTAAAGCCCCCACTGCAAAAAGACGCTAATGTTTCAGGAGAGGTAAACACTGCTCCTGGCGGAATAACCACATCCTCTTCTAACCTTCCGGACGCCGGTGTAAGACCTGCGTATCAAGTCCAGATTAGCCTTGCAGATGTAGACAAGAGTATTGAGAATACGCGCGCTTCAGTAAGCAGGGCTTTCTATACCGATTTATTTCTCATGCTTCTTCAGTCTGATCGCAGACAGGTAACCGCCGAAGAGATAGCAAAGAAGTATGAAGAGAAGCTAATGATGCTCGGCCCGGTGCTTGACGTAATTGAAGACTTCCTTGATTTATTGATAAGCAGAACATTTTTAATAATGCTCGCTCTTGGCATGATTCCAGAGATTCCCGAAGAACTACAAGGTCAGGATATTAAGATCGATTTTATCTCAGTACTTTCGCAAGCTCAAAAGGCTATAGGGACGCAGGCTATCCAAGAGTTGTGTCAATTCGTAGGTGAGTTAAGAAAGGTATTCCCGGAATCTGGGCCAGAAGACAAGATTGATATTGATGAAATTATAGAGACATTTAGCGAAATGAAGGGTGTTCCAGCAAGGCTTGTACGGAGTGCTGAAATTGTGGCTGCTATGCGTAAGGCTAAACAAGAAGCTCTTCTAAAGCAGCAACAGATGCAGTCAGGCATGCAAGCAGCTGAAGGCGCCAAGACTCTTTCTCAAGCAAAAGTGGGAGAGGGAACTGCTCTTGATGCAGTGATAAAAGCTTTAACCGGCAAAGACGTTCCTCAAAAGGTTCAAGAGGGTAAGAAATAATGAACGCTGAAGAGAGAGGTAAAAAAATAGCTGAACGAGACAAGAGGCTCAGGGAACGCGAGCTTAGTGATATTGTCCGGGTCTTGCGTTTAGCTGAAGGTAGACGGTTAATGTGGCGTTTGTTGAGTGTATCCGGCGTGTTACGTAACCCTTTTGCCGGCGACAACAAAACAGATTTTAATTGTGGAAAACAATCTATAGGTCAACTCTTCTGGGCTGATATAACCCCAGAAGCTTTTCTGCAAATGCAGAACGAATATAAATCAGAACAAGAAAGTCTTAAAAAAGAAATTCCTCCGGAGACAGACGATATTTAACTGATTCGTATATCCCCGGCAGGAGCAAACAAAGGAGAGAGAAATGCCAGAACCAACAGCAGTAGCACCAGCAGATGAGATCAAAGAAGAAGAGAGTTTACTTGGGGGCGAGAATAAGGCTGAGGCCTCTGGCGCAGCTCCGGCTGCGGCAAAGACAGCAGAAGAAATAACCGCTGAAAAGGAAGCTCAAGTAGCAGAAGAGAAGCGAATATTAGAAGCAGATCCGACAACCCTGAATGATGCTGAGAAAGCCAAGAGGACTGAACTTGAGACGGCTAAAGAAGAGAAACGCCTTCTTGATACCCCTAAAGACCAGCTCTCCGCGGAAGATCAGGTTAAGCAGGCGGCGCTTCTAAAGGCTAAAGAAGATGCAAAGAAATTAGCGTCAGGTAAAGGCGCACCCGAAGCCTATACCGATTTCACAGTGCCTGATGGGATGAAGGTTAACCAGCCGATGCTTGAGGAATTCAAGACAGTGGCTAAGGAATTAGACCTCTCTCAAGAAAAGGCCCAGAGGTTAATTGACCTTCAGGTAAAGCATATTCAATCCTTTCAAGATGGTTTAGTTGAAACATTTAACCAAACCAAAAAGGAATGGAAAGAAGCAACTATTGCTACCCTGAAAGAAGCCGGTATTGTGGATTATCAAAAAGAGCTTATTTTTGCCAGTAAGGCGATTGAGCGTTTTGGTACTCCAGATTTGCGCAAGTTTCTGAATCAAACAGGAGTAGGCAACCAGAAAGAGATGGTTAACTTCTTCCTGAAAGTAGGGAAAGCCATAAGCGAAGATAAACTTATAGATGGTAAAAACAAAACAGGCGAAAAATCAGACGGCGCCTTATTCTACGGCGACTCAATGAAGTAGCCTAAAAAGAAAGGAAAGAACCCATGAGTACTATCGGCAATACGAATTTAACACTAATGGATCATGCCAGAAGGCTTGACCCGAACGGAAAGATAGCACGTATTTCAGAAATGATGAACGAAAAGAACGAGATACTTTCCGATCTCGTGTTCATTGAAGGTAACACGACCACCGGGCACAAATCCACAATACGTACGGGCCTTCCTACCGTTGCGTGGAGACAGATTAACCGAGGCGTTCAGCCCTCTAAATCCCAGACAAGGCAGCAGCTTTTTACCGCAGGGCACCTTGAAGGCATGGGTAAAATTGATGAATTGCTTGTCAATATCGCGGTTGACAAGGCGGCTTTCAGAATTTCCGAAAACGCGCCATTCATTGAGGCATTGTCTCAAGAAATGGCCACTACGCTCTTCTACGGCAATGTAGAGACCAATCCGGAGAGGTTTACAGGTTTATCTCCGTATTACTCGTCTCTCGCCGCAGCCGTAGCTTCTTCCGAGAACGTAATAGACGGCGGAGCCATAGCTGGCCAGACCGATGTTACGTCTATGTGGTTAGTAATCTGGGGAGAGAATACCATCCACGCGTTTTATCCCCGCGCAACCAAGGCAGGCATTACCCATAACGACTTGGGTAAACAGCTTGTAAACGATGACCAGACTCCTGCAGGGCAGTATCTGGCTTTCGTTGACCAGTTCTACCAGGACTTAGGTCTTTGCGTGAGAGACTGGAGATTCGCCGTTCGTATCGCCAACCTGGATATTTCTCTCTTAGCGCAAGCCGGTGATCAAGTTGACGGTTCAGCTAACCTGATTAAGTTCATGATTCAGGCGATGAATAAAGTTCCGAGCTTAGCTTCTGGCCGCGCAGCGTGGTATTGCAACAAAGAAGTTAAGACCGCTCTGGATATCAAAGCGTACAACAAGAGCAATGTGAATTTGACTATCCGCGAGCTTGAGAATGGTAAATCCCTGACCACGTTCATGGGTATACCTATTCGCCGTTGCGATAAGATCCTGAATTCTGAGTCAATAGTCACAGCGTAAAAGTAGGTTGCAAATAAATAAGTAGCATAAAAGCGAACGTTAACAACGTTAAAAAAAGGAGAAATATCATGATTAAAGACGCGCATTTGATCTTAGCAGAAGGCCAGTTAATGACGAGTTTTACCGGCGCCAGTACCAACGTCATTGACTTAAGCAAAGCCGGTGACGCAGTAGGAGAAGAACTCTACCTGGTTGTGAGGGTAGGGACAGCCGGAGCAACCGCTGAAGATGACGGAACGCTGAATATTGCTATTCAGACCGATTCCGCCGAAGCCTTTAACGTTGCCGCGGTTAACTTAGCCGAGAAAGACCTCACTGAGGCCGAATTAGCGGCTAATACCATCGTCTGGAAGATTAAGCTTCCTCCGGGCCTTAAGAGATTCTTAAGGTTGTATTTTACCGAAGGAAACCATGCTTTCACCGGCGGTACGATAGATGCGTTCTTAACACCGGACGTTAATATAGCCTAAGCAAACCAAGCAGGATGGCCCGGAAGCCTTAAAAACCTTCCGGGCTAATCCGCTATAAAGGAGGTTATTACTTTTCATGCAACCTTAGTGAGTTCAGTAGGGACATTAACACTGGGGACATCTGCAGGAAAGTATTACGTAGTCACCTTTGTTTCTAATGGTTCTCACTGGTATGAAGTTTCAAGGACAGCAGTTCAAACCTGATAAATAAAATCCCTTAATTTTCGAGGGTAAAAAAAGGAGGTAGCTGTGGCAAAATATGAGGTTTTGAAAGATTGTTACGGGTTCCGGAATTCTTTTTATGAGAAAGGCCAGATAGTTGAGGCTGATCCTAAAGAGAATCCGCCAAAGCATTTTAAGCTTTTAGATGAGAAGCATCTGGCGGCCCCGGCAAAAGAAGCTTCTGGCCAACAGGAGCCGGCAAACGCTGCGGAAGCCGCGCGTTTAGAATTGGTTGATGAAGCCAAGAGCCGCGGTATTAAAGACGCGGAAGTGTTGAATAACGATGAGTTACTGGAAGTATTGGCGAAAGACATAAGCCAGCAGAAGATAAGGGCTATTGTCAAAAAGGCTAAAGAGAGACAGAAAAAATAGATTAACGGGGGCTACTTTTTGGTAGCCCCCTTAATTTTCGAGGGTAAAAATGCCAAAGACAGTAGATGATTTAGTAATTAGCAACATAGCTCTCGGGCACCTAAACGAAGACCCGCTTGATTCTTTAGAAGATATTACAGATAAAAAAGTTAGGACTCTTAATCGTATTTTTCCATTCTGCCGGGATAATGTTCTTAGAGCTAAGAATTGGGGTTTTGCCAAGGTAAAGGAACTTCTTGTTGAATTGGATGACCAAGAGATTCCGGGTTGGAGTTACGTTTATGCTATTCCCGCAAAATGCCTGTGTGTTAGAAAGGTGTTTCTTGATACAGGTGATCCTGACCCAAAACCTATTGAGCATGAGAAAGTATTTATACCCGAATTAAATCAAGAAGTTATTGCCTGCAATTCTGAAGAAGCCTACATAGAATTTACCTATCAAGTAACCGATGTTTCAAAATTTGATGTCTCAGCTGCCATGGCATTATCTTTTCTTGTAGCCACTCATGCAGCAATCCCACTAACAGGAGATCAGGATAAGATGAAAACCCTGCTTAGTATATATTTGTCAATGGTAAGTGATGCCGCCAGGATAAATGACGGAGAGAGTAATGTAAAACAGAAACAAACCTCATCGTTTGAGGACTCAAGATAGGAGATAGCCATGAAAAGCTTAGGAACAAAAAGAGATAATAAGTTTATTGACCACCCTGCATCAGAAGCGGATTTCCCGAAGGAAACTTTTCCGAAAGTAGATTTACCGTTGTCTTTTATCGAAGGCAAAGACGTTAAACGCGACGATGAAGTAGAGATCAAGATAAAGGCCAGGATATGCGGCTATGAAGACAATGAATGGCGCAAGATAGTCACCTTTGAGTTAAAAGAAGGCGAGATAGTAGGGAAAGACAAGAAAAAAACTAAAGACGGAGAAAGTACTCTTTTAAGCTAATATGGCGCAGAAAATAGAAGTACTAAAGCCGGCTTTTACCGGAGGAGAGTTTGCTCCAAGCCTATGGTCACGCATAGACCTGCAGCGTTATGGTTCAGGATGCCGCAGGCTACGCAACACCTTTCCTCATCCCCATGGCGGTGCCTCTAATAGACCAGGTCTCTATTTCATCAAGAAGCCAAAATACAGCGATAAGAAATGCCGGGGAGTAGGATTTGAATTTTCTGCTGATCAGGTATATTCAATAGAATTCGGAGAGTATTATTGCCGATTTTACATGAATGACGGACAGCTCATAGCCCCGACGACAACAGCGGCATGGGTAACAGCCACAGTTTACTACATAGGAGATTTTGTTAAGGTAGGCGGTATTGTTTATCGTTCAAAGACGAATCATACCTCTGGCGCTGGCCACGCAACCCCTCCAGGCAACGTCACTGATTGGGAAGCCTCAGACATATACGAAATAGAAACACCGTACGCTGAAGATGATCTGGAAGACCTTCAATTCACTCAATCGGCTGATGTACTCTACGTTACCCACAATGATTTTTGCCCCCGGACTATTACAAGATATTCTCATTATAGCTGGCGAATTGCCTTATATCCATTTGAAGAAGGCCCGTTTATGCAGCAAAACATAGACGAGGATTTAACTCTTACCGCCAACGCCGTGACAGGTAGCGGAATTACACTTACGGCAAGTAAAGCATTATTTGAAGTAGGTCACATAGGAGCCTTATTTAAACTTGAGCATAATATAGAAAGTCAATTCGTTTCAAAAGCCTTTACTGCCGTCGGAGAAACTACTTCAATAAAATGCGGGCCTAATGGCACGTGGCGTCTTGTTACACATGGAATCTGGACAGGCACTATTAAAATAGAGAAGTCAATAGACGGTGGCACAACTTGGTCTTCTGTAAGGAGTTTTACTTCTTACGATGGGGACATCAACCACAATACTTACGGGGATTTTGATGAAGACGATGCCGTTCTTGTCCGGGTAAAATGTACTATTTTTACAAGCGGGACGATAAATGTTGATTTGAGCACAGATGCTTTTACACAGGTCGGGATAGTAAAAATAACTGCATTTACAAGCGCGACAGTGGTAACTGCGGAAGTATTGAAGGAAGTCGGAGCGACCGCGGCAACAGAGTTTTGGTCAGAGGGTTCATGGTCGGAAAAGAGAGGTTATCCGGCTACTTGTATGTTTGAGCAAGACAGGTTAGTCTTTGGTGCAACGAAGTCTGAAATTCTTGGGGTTTGGAGTACAAGGACAAATAATTACATAAATTTTGGCAGAAGCGACCCCCTGGTTGATTCTGATGGCATAAGTATACGTTTACCCAGCCGAAAAATGGACGCCGTAAAGAGCTTTATTTTATTAGGAGATATTCTTGCCTTTACGTCTTCAAGGGCATGGAGCATAGGTTCATCATCGGAAGGAGTCTTAACCCCTACAACCGTTTATCCAAAGCTTCAGGAAGGCCGCGGTAGCTCAAAGGTGTTGCCGGTAGTGATAGGCAATAGGGTTATATACGTTCAGCCCATGGGGACAGTAGTTTGGGATTTAGGATACGATTATATCTCGGACGGCTATACAGGAGATCCTTTAAGTTTGCTTTCAAATCAACTCTTTGAAGGACACAGAATTATAGATATGGCTTACCAAAAAGAACCTGATAGCTTGGTTTGGTTGGTAAGGGATGACGGCATGTTATTGTCTATGACTTATCTTAGAGAGCAAGAAATAGTTGCTTGGGCTTGGCATGATACCGACGGACAGGTAGAGTCTATTTGGACGATACCTAATGCCACTGTTGGATATGATGAGGTTTGGATGGTTATAAAACGCGGCACAGAAAGATTTATTGAGAAGATGGTTAAACGGATGATCTCAACGGATCCGCGTAAGCAATTCTTCGTAGACTGCGGGATAAGTTACGATAATCCGATGACAATAACCGGAGCTACTCAGGCCAGTCCGGTAGTAATTACCACTGAAGAAGCGCATGGTTTTGCAAACGGTGACCTCGTAGACATCTTGGAAGTAAAGGGTATGACTGAATTAAACGGAAAAAGGTTTAAGGTTGCAAACGCTTCTGCTAATGCCTTTGAACTAACTGACCCGGAAGACGATAGCGATATAGATGGCACAGAGTATACGGCTTATGAAGAAGACGGCGAGGTTAGAAAAACAATCACGACAGTCCCTGATTTAGACCACCTTGAAGGCAAAACCGTTTCAGTAGTTGCTGACGGAAACTGGATAGAAGGAATGGTGGTTGAAGACGGAGAGATAGTGTTATCTAACCCAGCTTCAATTATTCATGTGGGCCTGCCGTATATATGCGACGTAGAACCTTTAGATGGGGATATCAATACTGACGTCGGAACGACTCACGGAAAGCTTGCTAATGTTGCAAGATTAAGAATGCATTTACTTAATTCAAGAGGCGGTTTTATCGGATCATCTGAAAATAGCCTTGACCCTATAAAGATAGGACGTACCAGTGAAGCAATAGGTGAACCGATAGAGTTATTCTCTGGTTTTCACGAGCAGGCAATACCAGGTGGTTACAAGAAGAGCGGAAGGGTGTTTTTTAGACAAACAGCGCCATTTCCTTTTACTATTTTATCAATCGTTCCCGTCACAATTCTTGGTGGTTAAATGAATTACTACAATAAAAACGGAATCATCGTAAGAAATTCTAAGACAGGGGACGTAGAAACAATGAAGGACAACCTGCGTCAATCAGACATAGATGAGATATGGGCCAGTCATCATCATACTCCAGAAGCGGCTTTGCGTTTATCTGTTGAAATGTCGGTTAAGTGTTTAAGCATCGAATACAAAGATAAAGTTATTGCTATGTTTGGAATAGTCCCTGCGACGCTGTTAGCTGAGAGTGCGACGGTATGGCTTTTAGCAACTGATGAATTTAAGAAAATCAGTAAAGCTATAGTAAAAGAAAGCAGAAAATTTATTGATCTCTTCCTTGAGGTATACCCGACGCTGGAGAATTATGTAGATACTCGCAATACGCAGTCTATAAAATGGCTCAAGATGTGTGGCGCCAAGATAGAACCACCTGAGCCTTATGGCATAGATAATATTCTGTTTCATTATTTTACTCTTAGGAGAAGATAGCGATGTGCGACCCGGTCTCTTTAACTGTTACTGGTTTAGTTGTTACTGCCGCAGCTGGCGGAATGATGGCTTATGGACAATATGCTGAGGGGGAATCTAAGAATAAATACTATAAATATTTAGCCGATGAGAATGAACGCGAAGCAACTGTTTTAGAGAAAACGGCAGAGAATCAAGTAACCCTTGTTCAAGATAAGGCGGCCAGAGATGCCAAAGACCTTAAGAATTCAATAGCAAAAACTGCAGGAGCGCAGAAAGCCACTATGGCGGCAATGGGTATATATGGCGTAACTGCGGAAGATATCGCAGGAGATACCTTTGCCAAAGGAAAGCTTGATGAAGCAAATGTTAGGTATAACGCAAATATTGAGTCGTGGAACATAAATACTGAAGCAAATGAGCAGGCGAATGTTTTGAGATCTCAGGCTGGTTTATATAAATTCGCAGGGAAAGAAGCTAAGCGCGCTGCAGGAATAAATATGACATCTACGCTATTAGGAACGGCTGGATCTATGTTTGCAATGGGAGGAACCCTGGCAAGTGGAGGGAAGTTAGTTAATACAGGAAAACAGAGCGTTGGCGGACATAGTTTTACCACAGCATGGAGTCCTTATAAGCTTAATTAGGAGAAAATAAATGGGCATTAAAGTACCTACGTATGAAAGAAAAGTAGACACAGTTGTTCCCAGCCTATCCGGCCCTTCTCGGTTAAGACCCCCAGATGAAGCGTTTGGTGGGGATTCAGGAAGAGCGCTGCAGAATTTTGGAGCAGTAGGAGAAAAAATAGCCCAGCACATTACAAGAATAGCCTACGAAAAGCAGGATATGGAAGTTTTGAATCGCGAGACTGCTTTCCGTCAAGATTGGCAGAATCGTCTTTACAATAAAAATGAAGAGACAGTTAAGGATACTAACGGTCAAGACATACAGCGCCCAAGAGGATATTTAGTGCGTGAATTAGGGCATGCAGATGGCGTAACTAAAGAGGCTGACATTACATTTCAAGATGTAAAAAAACAGTATCTCGACGGGTTATCGCAATATCAGTACAACAAATTAGCCCCTGCCTTAGATACCTATTATTCTTCTGTACGTAATGGCTTAGTGAGCCATGAAGCAGAGCAATACAGGCAGAATTTAAAGAATAGTATTGAGTCAAATATCACTCAAAAAACTAACGATGCGGCCACAATTCGGGACGGGAAGTCTTTAGGGTTTGCAATAGATGATGCGGTTAACTCTGCCATACCCTACAGTAGCCGGTTTGATAAAGCTACGCGAGAAGTAAACAATGAAGAAATAGCAAAGAAGATTATTGAATCATCTACTATCTCTACTCTGAAGAATACCGGGAACTTAGAGGCATCTCAGGGCCTTTTAGACAGCGTAAAAGATAAGATCAGTCAAACCGGCTACGATGAATTAAAATCTAAGCTTGTTAAAGGCTATGATGCTTTACAGTCAGAGGCGGAGAAAATCAGGCTGGAGAGTAGGGTAAAAGATAGATTTGATTACATAGGCAAGATAGCTAACGGAGATTTAAACTGGGAAAATTCTACTGAGACTATAAGAAGCGTTGCCACTAAAGACCCTGAAATGGCTGAAGCAATGAAAAAGGTATTTGAATCTAAGGGTGGCGGGTATCTTGCCGAAGATTTTAATAATGAAGGGTTTCAAGGTTTAGCAAAAGATATTTTTACTGCAAAAGATACTGAAGGAATCAGTAAATTCTTGCTTCAAGCTTTAAAAGACAACAAGAATATAAGCCGCGATAGGCTGGCTATATTAGTAGACGCGGCCACAGAAAAAGCTAAAGAGTTACCTTTATCGTCGGGAAATAAGAAGGGGGCTAATCCACAGCGTGGATTTTGGAGTGGAGCTTGGGATGCAATACAGTTAACCAATCCAATCACTGCTCCTTTTGTGTTAATGAATACCATCAAGAGAGCCAAGACAGAGAATGCCCAGGGTGAGCAGGTTATTCAGATAGCGCATGATGAAATAAGGAAGCAGCGGTTGCAAGATAACCCGGACATTACAGCATTCCCGAAAAAAGGTAAGCTTTGTTACGATAAATTTGGCAACAAAGCAATAGTTTATCCTGACGGAAGTTTTGAAGAGGTAATGAGCAAGGCCGGGGATTTTACGCATAAAGAGCAGCGGGAGAAAAAGTAGTCGGAGGAGAAATGTCTTTTGATGTTACCAGTGCTATCCCAATAAAAGAAAATGAAAACGGCGCAGAGGAGTTAGATACTGGTTTTGATATCGGCTCTGCAAAACCTACATCTTCACCGGAAGAGGTTACTTTTCGCGCCTTAGATACCGCCAATGTCTGGATGGATTCGGCTAAAGCGTTATTTAGAGGGGTAGAGAGGATCCCTGCAGGGCTTGGCTCAGGTATGGAGTTTATTGGTAAGGATATTGTCGAGGAGACTAAATCAAAAACCATCCCCTTAGTACCTTTCCCCGGTTTAAAAAGCATTCCATGGTTACGCATAGAAAAAGGTAAGAACAGTAAAGCCGGAGATGCTATTGATAATTTTTTTCTCAAGTTTGGTGATTCAATAGCAGAGATAGGAGGAGATGTAAAGAATTTCTTCAATGAAGCTGCAAACAAAGGCATAGAAAGCCCGAACCCTGCAGTCTTGTTAGGTTGGAAGCATCCTTTTAGAAAAACAATGGCTTTGGCAGCTGAAAACCTGCCTATGCTTGGAGTAGCTGCCGGTGTTACAGCACTTACAAGATCTCCCGTTGCTGGCGCAGCAACATTCTTTCCTGCTATTTCCGGTGATATGTATGAGGAATCAATCAAAAACGGCGTTGATCCTCTGAAAGCCACAGATTTGGCAGTATTAGATGGCGCCGTACAAACTGCTCTTGAGAATACTGTTTTAGGCAACTGGATGAAGGGCGGCCATATCTTAAAAAGAGTATTTAGAACCGCCTTACAAGAGGGCTTAATTGAAGAAGGCAGCCAGCAGGTATTTGAGAATTCGCTTAAAGTACTTAATTGGAAAGAGCCGCGTCCTTTATGGGATAGGCTTACCGATGGGCTTGCGGAGAGTATTTTGGCAGGAACTGTATCAGGTGGTGCCTTGGGCGTATTTGAGGCCCCCCACATAGATGATATTCGTTACGATCTACATAGCCAAGTTATCAACGAGGGATTAAAACAAGGATTAACTGAAGATGAAATCAGCCAGACGATAGATAAAGTTGATGAGGTTATAAATAAAACAATAGGTTTTGAAGAAAAATCTCCCGTCCCTCTTGCTATCCGCCTCAAAGACGGAACGGTTATTACCGACGAGACAGCTAATATGCATGCCGATATTGTTACTAATAACGATGTGAACCCTGATGACGTTCAAGATGTAGGAATTATGGACGCCGAAGGCAAGTATCAAGCTATGAAGCTTCCTGATAGTAAAGGTGGCGCGCCTTTAGATAGCTTGCCGGAAGTCCCAAAGGAATTATTAGACAAGACAAGAAACATAATATCAGATGCTACATTAACTCCCAGAGAAGCCGCGGCAGATTTCATTAAAGGTTATGTTTTAAGAGGCGACGCCGTAGAGAGCTTAGCCAACATGGGGGCTGCAGGAGGTAAATACTCAGCTCAAATAGGCGGTTATGTAGATGGCAAGAAATTAGGTAATGACAAGATAGCCATTATGAAGATTGGCGATAAGCAGCTGGAGAAGGCTGAAATATTTAACCTGAAGGAATTATATAACGAGATAAAAGAAGCTAATCCAGTCGCGCAGCCTGAAGAAGCGGATTTATCCGAGGAAGATTGGCTTAATAATGAAGGAAAAGAGCATGGAGATTTAATCGATGAGGAAATACGATTAAAGAAAGAAAAGCAAACCCCAGAGGTTAAAGCCAGGTTAGAGGCAATCAATAAACGGCAAGCGGAATTACAAGATCAGTTTATTGAGAGAAACAATAAGAAGGCTTCTGAAGAAACCAATGAAGTTTTAAGCAAGAAAGGTTTAAAGCCGATAACCAAAGAGAATTTTAATCAAGCTAAAAAACCACTGCCTATTGAGCAGGTAAAGGTTGACGAAGAACTTCTTTTTAAAATAAATAAACTGCAGGAAGCACTCGGAAAGCAGGTAACGATTAGCAGCGGATACCGGACGAAAGAATATAACGAGGATTTAAAGAAACGCGGATACAAACCGGCTGAAAATAGCACTCATTTAACTGGCCGCGCAGCAGATATCAAGATTAAAGGAACTGGGTTAACTCATGAAGAGGTGGTTAAAGCTGCTCAAGATTTAGGTTTAGCAGTAGAAGATACTGAGCAAACGCCTTATCACGTTCATGTTGAGATACCTACTCAAGGCAGCGAAACTCCGCTGATTAAAGCACAGAAGATTGTCAAAGCAAAAATTATCAAGAGTGTTGTTAATGTACTCTCTGAGGATTTAGAGCATGCTAAGGTAATGCGTCAGCAGATTGCTGAAGGAGAAGCCGGCAAACGCATGCCTACTGAATCCGGGCAATGGATAGGAGTCTCTTCTACATTCCCAGATTATTTTAGAGATAAAGGCTATACCAAAAAGAATACCCTTGCTATAATAGACAAGGTATTAAACGGTAACCCTGTTACACAGAAGCAGCAGGCGATATTTGAAGATTTAATAAATGGATATAAAGATTCTCTACAAAAAGAGTCAGAGGTTCTTGAAGAGGAGGTAACTGATGAAAAATTCCGGGAAGAACTTAAAAAGCAAGGTTATGACGAATCCGAAATTGAGCAAATTGTTCGTATCGCAGAAGAGGAAGCACAAAGTGAAATTGCTGCTGAAGGCGTTGAGTTAGCAGGAAGCAAATTATTTAAGACCGATGAAGAAGTTGAAGCGTTTATTACCGATGTAGAAGATAAGGGCGGACAGGCTGAGATAGTCCGCAGATCCCCCGAAGAAATAGAAGTAAGCTATATCCTTCCAGAAAAGCAATCTTCCGCGTTTCCCTCAGCATCACCCGAAGAAGAATCCAAGGCATCCGTATCAGGAAAATTAGGCGTTAAACCTAAGACTGTCCCGCCTTCTACTGCTATAGGTAATATGGAGTGGGAGAAGAACGAAGCTTGGAAGGTAAATCAGGGCAGGGATATTACCGGAGTTTTTGAGCGTGAGATAGGCCCAAAGCTACAGGTGTCCAAGCGTATGAAGAAGTGGCTTGGCGTATATTACCCTATGCTCGGAGAGAATGGGCTTATCCGGGTAAGAAGCGTTGCTGATGAAAAAACCTTGTTTCATGAAACCGGGCATTTTCTCGACGATGTTCTGGGAGACTACCAGATATCCAAAAAGAAAGCCGTTAGGGATGAATTAAAAGCGGTTTCTCAACAGATGAGGCCGTTTGATCCTGCTTCCGTATCAAAATCCTTTAAATCATACCGCAATAGCAAACCTGAACTCTTCGCTGACTATGTGGCCGCTTACACTATGGATCCGGAGATCTGCCGCAAATTGGCCCCCAATTTTACCGCACAAATAGAGACTACCATAGGGCAAGATAAAGAATGGCAGTATGTAATCACTAAGTTACGTGATTTTGAAACAGCAATGAAACCCTTAAAGGAATACGTTCTTTCTCTTCGCAGAATTCCTGAAATACAACCTCAACTCAAGGAATGGATTGAAAGAGGAGGCCTTAGGTTGCCATTTTATAGCGAGAAAGCAAGAGATAAAGCTTGGAATGTTTATAGCAAGGCCATAGAGAATCTTGGAAAAAAACTTCATGCTTCTGCTTTTTTTGAGAGAGGCGGGCTTAATGATACGGCAATGGAAATATTGAGACAAAGAAGAAAGCTTGTCCAGGGCCAGCAGCAGAAATTAAGAGAGGAACTTATTGAGCCAATAAGTGAATTAAGTAAAGAAGAACAGCAGTATATAGCCGAGAGCTTACAGAGGTTTGGCGACACCGTAAAAGATACTGAATTGAGTAAATTAACTGAAGGAGCCCGGCAGGAATTAGCTGTATGGGGTAATGAAGCCAGAAAATTAGGGCTTCTTAACGACGAGATATTCTGGAATAACGTAGGTCAGTATTTTCCGTTCTTCTACGACACAAAGGAGTTTGAGAAAAATAAGCGTAATTTTGGTTATTTTCCGTCGAAAGCTATCCGCGCAAGGTTTGAAAGCTTGAAGCATAAGATGACGGATGAAGAATTTGGCCGCAAGGTTTTAGAAGCACAATACGGTACATGGCCATCAGCAAAAAAGAAAATAGCCGAGTATTCCCAAGAAGAGTTAATTGAATTAGGCAGAAACGCCCGGGAAGAGTTAGGGCTTATTAAAACTGCCGCCTATCCTTTACAAAAACGCCTTTTTGGAATGATAGAGATGGTCTATACGGTCAAGGCATTTAATACCATAGCGACTTTACCCGGCATTATAGGACATAAGGGAGTAGAAGGCTTTGACAAGATGCCTTCCGGTAAGAAATATGGGGTGCTGGCTGAGCAGTACGTCCCGGTAGATTTAGTAAAAGAGGTATCTAAGTGGAATACGATGCAATCCGAATTCGGCAAGATGTGGAGAGACGCCAACAGTATATGGAAGCTATTTAAGGTTCCCTATAGCCCCGCGGCAGTCTCCCGGAACATAGTTACTAATACCCTTATGGCTTGGATGGGAGATGTCCCTATTTATAATCCTGTAGTAGCAGCCAAGGGGATTAAATCATTCGTAGCAAAAGACGAGGCTTATAAATTACTCAGAGATAGAGGGCTTTATCACAATACTTACTCTGCGCAGGAATTAAAAGAGTTAGCTTTTCATATAGACGAAGACCCCAGCAATCCTTATAAGCAAATTCAGATATGGGCCAATAATATAGCTGAAGTTGTGCATTCGCCGGCAGTACTATACGGCGCAGTAGAAGATGCTTCAAAAACCGTTATTGCCCGTTACGTGTTAGATCAAGGGGGATCTCCAGAAGAAGCAGTAAAATTCGCCGATAAACTACTTTTTGATTATTCTCAAACATCAGAAGTAGTGGGTTATGCAAGACAGAGCTTTTTTCCATTCATCACTTGGTCAGCCAAGGTACTTCCGCGTTTAGTTGAGTTTGCCATACGTAAACCTGAAAAATTCATATTATTCTCTGCTGGCATGGCAACGCTTAATGCTTTATCAAGAGGACTCTTAGGCATAGGTAAAGATGATGAAGAAAGGTTAAAACCTGATTATATACGTGGTAAATCAGTATTGTTATTACCGGGACGAGACGCAAATGGAGATCTGAATTGGATAGATTTAACCTATTTTCTGCCTTGGGGAAGTTGGTATCCGGTTGAGAAAGGCAAATTAGCGATGCCTCAGACTTTAACGATGGGTGGCATACTACCTATTCTCTACAATGCCTTTGTTCTAAATTACGATTCATTCACAGAAGATAAAATAGCCCCGGATTATTTGAGTGAAGATGAAAAAGCAATAGAAAAAGGGAAATACATCTTAAAGAATCTTGCGCCTCAAATTCTCGCTTCTACTCCAGGTAGAATAATAAAATCTACTAAGCCAGATAAATATGGTCGGGAAATAGGCGTCGGAAGAACTCTATTAGGTGAGATGTTTGGCGTTAAGATTGTACCTGATACATCTCCCTATCGTCAGAAAGTAAGAAAATGGTTAGAGAGAGACTTCTATGAAGGGCGAAGCGAAATTAGGAAAAAGGTAAAATCAGGTGATTTAACCAAAGAGCAGGCAGATATAAAACTTAGAAAATTAAAGGAGAGATTTACTAAAGAAAAAGGAGAGCATTAAAATGAAGAAACTACTTGTTTCATTTGGGATTCTATTGATGGCGTTTGGTATTTTTTGTTCATCAGCTTTTGCGAAAATATCAGACACTACGAATAAGATTACCTATAACGGTAATGGAGTCACAAGGAATTGGGATTTTACTTTTACTATTAGTACAGTCGACGGAAGCGATATTAAGCTTTATAAAACCGATACCGCAGGGGCCTTAACCGAGATAACCAGTAATTACTCTGTCAATGTCAATAATGAGTATGTTACTTATCCGACGGTAGTTTCTGGTCTTCCTTTATTAGCTACTGGCGAGAAAATCACTTTAGCGCGCGAAGAGCTTCTTACTCAAGAGACTGATTGGAAGAACGGCGGCCCGTTTTATGCTGAAGACGTAGAAAAAGCGGTTGATAAGCTTACGATGATAGCTCAGCAGTATATCGAAGAATTATCAAGATGTGTTAAATTTCCGATAGATGAAACACCTACGAGTACTGATACTGAAGCCTATATCGAGATCCTTAGTGGCTTAGTTGATGACGGCGAGGCTGCCAGAGATGCGGCAGTGGTTGCCAAGACAGCAGCAGAAACAGCTGAAGGAAACGCAGAGACGGCTGAAACAAATGCCGGGCTTAGCGCAGTAGCTGCTTTATCCTCAAAGAATAGCGCAGATGCGGACTCCGTTCAAACCGCCGCAGACCGCGTGCAGACAGGTTTAGATAAAACAGCAACGTCAGGTTATAAAGATACTGCAACGACTCAGGCCGGTATAGCTACCACAAAGGCAGGAGAAGCCTTAGCGTCAAAAAATAGTGCCGATGCCGATGCCGTTGCTACAGCAGCCGACAGAGTTCAAACAGGTTTAGATAAGATAGCCACCGCCGCAGACCGCGTGCAGACAGGCCTGGACGTTACTGCTGCAAATAATTACGCAGCAGCTCTTAAAGCTACCTCAACCTCAAGCATAGCCATAGCAACCGGAAGTAAGACATTTACTATTCAATCCGGAAAACAGTTTGCAGCCGGACAATTTGTTTTGATTTCCTCCGACGCTAACTCTGCTAACTATATGCACGGTCAGGTAACAAGCTATTCAAGCACAACCTTAGTAGTTAATGTTCTTGATATTGGCGGTTCCGGCACCTTTACCGATTGGACAATATCAGTATCAGGAAGCAGGGGAACACAAGGCCCTACTGGGAGCATTTCTATTGTAACTGCCTCTGGGACAGTAGACGCTATAACAGCTGATTATAGCCCGGATATTTCGCTTGCAGATTTAACTTTAGTTGCTTTTGTAGCATCGGGATCCAATACATCAACCACGCCGACTTTTTCACCAGACGGTTTAACCGCGCATGCTGTTACCAAACAGGGCGGATCTGCTTTATTAGCCGGTGATATTCCAGCTGCTGGTTATGTAGCACTCGTGGAATATAATTTAGCGAATACACGATGGGAGTTATTAAATCCAAGTAGCAAAGCGTATGCCGATACAAAAGCAAGCCTTCCTATGTTCCCTGGTTTATACCAAAGAGACAGGGCCGATAAGTGGGCGCTTAAGGCTCCTTATAGCACAGCTGTAAATAGATACACTATATCGTCTCCAACCTTATTATCGGTTGCCATAAATGGGAATGTCTATTATATAACTTCTCAGACGGAAATAGACGTATCAAATGCGGCCAACTGGGATACTACCAGCCCGACGAATTACACCACAGCTGCAAACCGCGCAGGCAAAGACTTTTATATTTATGCTTGCGTCCCCGTATCTGGCACAGCCCCTAAAATACTCTTATCAGCCAGCACCACTTATCCTTCAGGCTATAGCACTACATCCAGCCGTAAAATAGGCGGTTTCCACGGGCTTTGTGTTGCCGTAGGAACGATTTCAGGCCACACCTTGACCGATTTTGTCGCTGGCGACGTTCTGCCTGCTTCGATTTGGGATCTAAACCATAGGCCAGTCTCTGCGCCTGAAGGTATGGTTTATAGTGAAGGTATTAGCAAGTGGGTAGATATTTACCTTGCTTCCGGCACCGGCACATCCACAGCCTCAGTCTATGGAGCCACGATCACCGACACCCGCGACTGGAACGACTTTACTGACGACGGCGGAGCGGTAAAGAAGAAGATGTTAACTGACCCAGAGTTTCAGGTAATAGCAACAGGTTCAAACGAAGCGACTAACATTAATGGAGCTGGAGATCCTGGCACTACCGGTGGCCATATAGACACAGCCTCAAGGCGTATGATTTCCAACATAGGCGTAGAAGACGCCTGCGGTGCTCTCTGGCAGTGGTTAGATGAGCAGACAATGATGTATGACGCAGCAGTTACAGCCGCTTGGTATGATCTGCCAGGCGATAAAGGACAGTTGTATCGCCCTATTTATTCCAATGATGTAAAGCTGATTGCTGGCGGTAATTGGGGCGGCGGCGTGTATTGCGGTTCCCGGGGTCGGGTTACGTCTTACTATCGCTGGGATACGGGTTCGTCTATCGGTTGCCGGTTTTGCGCGGAGCCCGTTTAA